CATGTTGTAATATCCAAAATCTAACATTTTGCGCTCCTTTATATAAAATCACTTATATCCATTTGATTATCCTTTTCAAATACAAGCATTTCATTCTTTGCACGCTCGTAAAAGTTTCTGTCAATCTCGAATCCGTATGCACTTCTGCCAAGTTCTGCGGCGGCTCTTAGCGTGCTACCGCTACCGCAACAAGGGTCAATAACAACATCTCCCTCGTCTGTAAAAATCTCAATCAGCTTTTTAAGGACTGCTACGGGCTTTTGTGCCGGATGAATTTTCGGTATATCTTTTCCGTCTTTCTCCCAAGTAAACCAATTGAAAATCATGTGTCCTGTACCTCTGATATTCTTTCCGTTTTCATCAATTTGCAAGCCGTTTCTGAATTTCGGCAACTTATTTCGGTACAGTACGAGTGCATATTCCGTAGCACCTACGATACGCATATTAGCTTTAAGTACCCGTGGACTGTAATTTTTACAGAATACAAGCGGTATGTAATTAACAAATCCATGTTTCTTCGCCGCCGCAATCAATGTTGACAACTGCTCAAATGCGCAAAATACAATCATACAAGGGCTATTACTACTTCTGCCCCTCGCGATAGGCTTCGTGTCCTCTTTCTTCAACATCTTTGAACAAAAATGGAAGTATTCGTACAAATTAAAGTTAAAATCCGAATTAAAAGCCGCCTTTTTCGCAAGTTTGCTCTCTCCATTCTTGTTATCGCCACCGTTATACCACATAGGGTTACTGCCATAGAAGTTGTTTCCGACATTATAAGGAACATCAGCTATAATCAACTGTGCTGGCGGTATTGCATATTTCTTGTAATTCTGCATTGAATCACGATATATCTCGCATTTAATCTTCTTTTTATACATTTTAAATCTACCAAAAGGAAACCTTGGTTTTATGTGCGCACAACCTATTCCTTTCTTTGATTTTTAGTTAGTTACTGTGGCTTTCTGCCTGTCTGAAAATACTCGTCATAAGCGTCAACTGTATCGCGTATTTCAACCATAGCCATATCAAGTGTTACATCTTTTTTATCCAAGGCTCTTTCTGCATAATCTTTAATTCTCATCATTAAAGCCTGTGCTATTACTATCTCTGCATTGTTACCCACTTTGAATCACCTACTTTCTTTTCTCTTAAAATCCTCGCAAGGCACATCAAGCAAGCAACCGCATTTTTCGGTTTCCATTCCTCCCCAATATGTCTTATATCTGTAAGAATTTTGGCATTTAAAGCAGAAATCCTTGCCATTGTTCAATTTGCAACTTGTCTTTTTATCTTCCAGCTTTTTCCCGATACTCTCGTTTATCCTTTTGAGTTCCTCGACCTTTTTCTGCAATTCCTCAAAATCTTCAATGAGTTTGTTGTATTTCTTCTTACTTAAAATCTTCATTCTGAATCACCCTTTCTTTTTCTTCTTAGATTTAAATTTAAAAACATCGTTTTTCTGACGGCTTACCATGCTACGATATCCGTTCATCTTACTGGCTCTGCTCTTTGCCATTCACTCCACCACCTTTCACAATCTGGATTGCTTTGCCTATGCACTCTTCTATGCATTTTTCATATGGAGTGTTTTTATAATAGTGTGTTTCTTCATTACTATAGTCTTCCAACTGCTCCACAACCTTGTCCTGGTCGTAGGCGGTCGGCTGTGCATCTATCACGCTTGCCAATGTTGCCAAACTTACTCTCCTAAAATCATCATCAGATTTACTTGCATTCATGCAATATTCTTTTAGTGCATCTGCACCAATCAGCTTCATCGTTTTTTATCTCCTTTCTTCAAATAATCAAAAACCTCATTTCCAATCATCGCTACAACTGACAGAACGCAAAAAAGCTCAACTCCAAATTCTGTTAGAATGTCTAGCCTAATGGCTATAAGTATTAGCAGAAAGAAATTTATGTACGATTGAAACATCATTCTTCATCACTCCAATCTAACCTACAACCGCAATTACTACAGTAATTTGGCGCATTGTTGTTATTCATCATTCCTATATCGTGACTGACTTTAATTACATTTCCGCACTCACAATGAAATTTTGAAAGCGTGTCGCTAAGGTTGTAATCAAATGTTGGTCTTTTCGGTATCTGCTTTTCTCTTGCTGTCCGGCATTCTTCCAAAACCCCAGTCTTGCGATATTGGCGCCAATCACTTAATGCTTCAAAATAATTGCTTTTCATATCCTGCAATTCTTCCGGCGTGCCGATTGCGCGGTACTGTTGTACTTCTTCCAGTGCCTTAATTGCTACTCTAGTAGCTTTCGCAACTCTGCATTCCCCATATTCACAATTAAACGGGCTGCCTGTGCCTCGTGTGCATTCATAACAACTGTCTTTCTTCAATATCTTAATTGCTTCATTCTCCGTCATGCTATCCCTCACTTTCTGCCAGCTTTGCCATTTTCCAACCGACTATATCCTATTTATCTGTTGCACTCCAAGATGTTGCTCCTCCACTCCATGCGCACACCGTGTTGTCCTCATATTTAGCGAAATATCTTCTAGTCCATTCGCGATTTTCATGATCTCTTACCAAAATCGGCGTATCTACCGCAACCTTGCTCCAATCAACAGGTGGCTCAACATATTCGCTGTTCGCCCATTTTTCGATCATGTCATTGCAATACCCTTTTCCATGCGTGTTAAAAGCGCAATCCGAACATTTCAAATCTTTGCAACCAACTACCACATTGTCAGACTTTCTCATTGCCACATTATCCCCTGCGCAAGCAATATCTAAAATCTCTTTAGCGTATTTTTCTTTATTCTTCATATTAAACCTCCAAATCGCATATAAACTTAATCTCATCAGCTAACGTTTCAGCTATCATCGGCACCGTCAACTGAAACTGCTTGTAATTAGCTAACGTATCAATATAGTCGATGAATTTGTCCGAGAAATACTGCAACTGTTTCACTGTTATCTTAAATTCCTTTTTTAGAATCGTAAGTGTCAGTGCAAAATAGTTAAACAAAGATGCGCTGGAAAGCCTGTATGCTTCACGCTCAATGCAGAAACCTTTCTTTGCATACAGGTTCATTAACTGTCTCTGTGGAATTTTTCCGACTTCCTCTTTGATGTCGATTCCGTATTTACTTTTCAGATAAACAGACAAGTCCTTTCCGGTATTTCCACCGGATGCTACTTCATCTAAGTAGGATTTCAAAAAATCCTGCAACCGGATGATTCTTGTCTGTCCGAATCCGAATTTGTCATGCAGAATTATGTACCCAATCACGACAAAATCTTTGTACGATTTTGATATAACCTTATCAGCATTTCTCTTTTCAAAATCATTTCTCCCGATAGTCCGCATTTCCTGTTTTGTGTAAAATGTCGGCTTTTTCTTCCGTCTCAACGCATTACTCATTTCTTTGATTTCTCCTTTCCGTATGTGATTTCCAACCATGCAAAATGACTCAATACAAGCTGTCTTGCACGTTCTTCGATTTCCATGCCTTTGTATTTGTTTATCAATGATTCTCCGGCTTTTACAACTTCATCCCACCAAGAATCTTTGTTGTCCGGGGAATAGTATTTCTGAATGAATTGCCAATAATCCATAAATACTTGCCATTCTTCCGAACCCTTTTCGATCTTTGCACTTGCCATAGCCACTACCTCTAAAACGGACAATCACCATTGTACGGCTTGAATCCGTCCCCACGTTCTTTCTTTTTTATCTCCGCAACAACATCATCAAACGGTTTTTCGATTTCAACAAACTTCATGTGATCTCCATCAAACTCCATTGCTTCGCGCATTGTCATTCCCTGTCTGTTCTTTTCGATTTTTACACCCTTGGCTCCCTTGTCATTGTCTGACAGATTCCACAGCATAATTATGTTTGACGCGTCCTGTTCGATTGCCCCGGATTCCCTCAACTCTGCCATGGTAGGCTCTTTTGTGTCTCTGCTTTCAGATGCTCTTGTTATCTGTGAAAGTGCTATTACATGTGTATTTAAGTCTCTTGCAACCGATTTTAAACCTCTTGAAATTGATGCTACTTCTTCATTTCTTCCGGAATATCTGTTATCCGGCATAAGCAATTGCAGATAGTCAACAACGATAACGTCAAAGTTTTGGTGTCTGCATTCTGACTTTATTTCCCTCGGAGATACAGTCCCGGACGCAACCCATAATTGATAATCACTCATTTCTTCATTCGCTTGGTTAAATTTTTCCTGTTCATCGCCAAGAAACGCTTTTGCCCTTCTGATTCTCGTTAAGCCGATTTCCGCAAGTCTTGAAATAAATCGCTCATACACCTGTTTATCGATCATCTCCAAGTTGAAATATGCGACTTTAAGTCCTTTTTTTGCCATATTTCCAATAATCTGCGTTGTGAGTGCGGATTTTCCAACTGCCGGTCTTGCGGCAATTACTGTTACGTCACCGCGTTCAAGATCTCCAAGTGCATCATCAAGTTGCGATAGCCCGATTTTTATACCACCCTCTCCAACACTTTCGTTGAAATATTTGTCTTTATTCTCAACTGCAATCTGCTTCATTGGTTTTAGCTTTACTTCTTTTCCCTCTTGCAAATGTTCAAGTCTTGTAAGAAGATCACTGATTGTATCATCAATGTCGCATGGTTTTAAACTGGATTTCTGGTACATTTCCCGAACCATTCTCGCCTTGTATTCTTTCGCAACCGCATCGGCATAACTTTTAACCATAGTTGAAGTGATTGTTCCGGTAATACAGGATTTCATCAATTCGCTAATCTGTTCCTGGGTGTATTTGTGGTTCTCAAGTGCCATTGATAACGACATTGGGTCGATGCTTTCATTACGGTCATACATTGCAAGCATTTCCTTGTATGTGTCCTGCGCAAAATCCGAACTAAACATTTCCGGTTTCAGTGTTCGCCAGATGCTATTTAGCACATCATTGTCAATCAATACGCACCCGATCACTCCGAACTCCGCTTCTGTCAACTACAATCACCTCGTTTCTCCGCAATCTGCAACCAATAGTCGCAATCGTTTTTTATCCAATCAACGTATTTTGGAATGTACCGAAAATCCTTATCGTCTGGATTCTTTTCTTGATAGTCACTCAAATATGCTTCTGTGGCTTTGTATAACAGCCGTGCAATGTCTGGTTGGTTCTCTTCGATAACTTCTAGCACTTTATCCATCCAAGCCGTTTTAGAGGTACTGTACGCTGTTTTCTTGGGGTATATATCAAAAGTCTTTTTCCAAGCATCGTCAAAATCAAACAAATCTCCGGAATCGGTCGACAGCGAATTTTCTTTTATATTTTCTTTCTCTTTATCTTCTTCTTTTTCTTCTTCTTTATCTGAAACAGCGACATCAGACGATTTATCGGGCGATTTTTGCTCAATCAGGTTCTTCTGCTTCTTTCTCCGGTTCTGCTGATATAGCCTGTCACGTTCCTTTTTCTTCTCATAAGCGTCAAGTGTTTGGTGCTTATTCCAATTCGGAATCGTTATCACGTTGTCAACGACCTCAATCATTCCAAACTCTTCAAAGGTCTTAAGCGCAAGCCTTACCGTGTTCAAATCTCTGCGGAAAATGGTGGCAAGCATTTCATCCGTAAACGGCAATTTGTTGCTCATCATAAACACACCGTTGTTATTCTGTTTTCCGGCAAGAATAAGAAGTTTGAACCAAATCGTAATGATGCTATCCGCGCTCGGCATACTCTCAATCAGAAGAATCTTTTCATCATCAAAGACATCTGTTGTGATTTTAATCCACTTGACTTCTACCATCTAATCACTCTCCTCATATGTATTTTCAGAAATCAAAGCCATAAACTTCTCATACTGTTTTTCAGAAACTTTGTTACCCTGTTTCTCCGGCTTCAAGCGGATTTCAAGGTGTTTTTCAGCGATATGCGATAATTCCTTGGCAAGGCTCTTTTTGCCCTGCTTAATGCCGTCATAATAGCCTTTTGCTGGTTTAAATTCGTTTATCTTTTCTTTTCCTGCGCCTTGACCGCCAGCCGTTTTGTTGTAACGGCATTGATAACCTTTCTTTGTATATTCCAAAATCCAATATTGTTCCATTTCATCAAGTTTCTCTCTCGGATAATGGATAAAATCCAATTTCCATCCATACGGATTTTCTTCACTATAAAATCCTCTTTTTTTAATCGAAAGATCTATGTGCTGATAACCGGATAAATGTGAAACATTTCTCTCTAAGCAGTCAACGCTCTGCCCAATGTAAAAGTAAGATATACCGTTTTCATCAGTCCTCGTGTAGAAATAAATTCCGCTCTGATTTTTCATTCTAGGGCAAACACTTAATATCCGTTTCTCGTTGTTCTTTTTTATTGCATATAGCTGCTTGTAATTTACATTCGGCATTTTCTTCTACCTCTCAATGGCGTTGTTAATATCTCTTCAATAGTCCAACCCATATCCTTTCTATGTAATAAGCAATGTGCATTTATACCTACTATTTCAGCCCACTCAACAACCCTATGGGTTTGTCCGTTGTGCTCCCAAACAGGCGAACCTGATAAATCTTTACATTTTTTACTGCAATAAACTGCGTCATTGTAATGACCTCCTCTTTTGGCGTTAAATGATTTATTGCAAATAGGACATATTTTCATATAGTCTTTTGTGTTTGGATGCTCTCTGTAATAAAGAATCCTTCCGCAGTGATTACTACATGTTTTTTGCCCATTTCTCTGCTTTTTCACAAATTGCTTTCCGCAAACAGGACATTTTAAAAATTTTTCCTCTAAAGGAATGCTATTTCTTTTGTTTTTAGCTTGTTCTGCATTTGTTACAAACCTGCAATTGCTAGGCTCGTAATTCCCATTAACATCAATTCTGTCAATGGTTAAAATGTTCAATCCCTTATCCGTCTTTTCCTCTTTATACCCGTTTGCGATTGCCCAATCGTGGAAACTTAGAAAATCATTCTTCCATTCATCACACATTGCAATCCCTCTTCCACCGTAATTTTTATAGTCGCGAGAAGTTTTGCAATAGCAACGATATTTAATACTTTTCCACAGAGGATATAATCTACCGCATTTATTTGATAATCCGTGTTTATATCCCATCCAATCACTTCCTCTCCAATGGCTTCATGCTCATTTGAGCCACAAACTTTCCGTAGCTCATTCCGGAGGCGCGTGCCATATGATTCACAGCCTTGATTGCATCATCCTTTTTCTTTGGCTTTCTCAATCGTTCTTTAATGTCAATGCCGATGCAGTCTTGGCAATCAACTTTGCGTTCATCTATCGTCATAAACAGCCTGCCACATTTCGGGCATATTCTTGTATACACAGTTCTTCCAGCCTTTTTAAAATTTTTAAACTGTGCGTATCTTCTTGCACATTTGGGTCTACAGTATTTTTGATCTGGTCGCTTCGGCTCAAATTCAGCCATACAGTATTCACATAATTTCAATTTTTACCTCCAATCTTTTGTAAGGGCGGTGCGGTAAACGCACCGCCAAAACATGGCTTTCAATAAGGTTTGTGATAACTATTATTCTCCATGCGTTAGAATGGTTTCTTTCGCTTTTCAGCCGGTGTTTCAACCGATTTATTCTTCAATCACTTCAAGTTCACTCTCCTTTAAAGGGTTGTACTCGCTTGATTCATAACTGATATGTGTTTTTTCCGGAGAATATGCCGATTCTTTTGCGCAATATGGCACATCATCGGTTTCTAATGCAACAACGATTTCTCCCGTTTTAAAAAAAACCATGACTATCACTAATAACTCTGCACTTTGTTCCTTTTTTTCATGCTTTCTCCTTTCAGAACGGACAAAGGTTCATATCAACCTCTAGTCCTTTTTCTGCAACATAAACATTTGCTCCATATTCAATTTTTTCTTTCGTTCGTTGTAGGAATAACGCGGGATCTCCGCTTGTGTCCGATAAGTGTATTAATACGACATTCCGTAAAGCTGGGTTGTCGTTTGTCTGAATAAATTTAAGCGCCGTATCAAGGCTCATATGACCTCGCAAACGGTGTTCGTAATTTGGCTCGTTCCGGTCTACCAAGTCCATGCTATAGTTGGCTTCAACCATAATCTGCTCAACTTTCGTACCGGAAAAATCATACTTGCAATATTCCAAGTCGGTCAAGAATAAAAGCTTACCCATTTCCTCATGCTCAATTAAATAGCCGTAGCACTCTATTTCTGTATCATGCGGTACATTAAAGGGAGTAACCGTAAAACTGCCGATTTGCCGTGTTCTGCGTGGCGGAATGGCTATTGTACGCTCTCCTGTAATGGTTTCAAGTGCCGTCTGCGTTTCAAATGCCGTATAAACCGGAATGCCGGATTTCATAAAATCTTTTATGTATCGTGCATGGTCTCCATGTTCGTGGCTCACAATGCAACCGACAACATTTGCTATTTTCCAATCAATCATCTTCTTAAAATCAAGAAATTTGCATCCAGCTTCGATTGCAAGGATTTCTCCATTGTCGGCAATTAAGGCGTATGAGTTACCGGATGAACCGGAACCTAAGACTTTTAATTTCATAGGCTACTCCAATTCTTCCTCTGCCGGAAAGTGGAAATATCCATTCAGATTGTTAAATTCCACACGTTCGCAAGTATCCTTAACTACCACAGTTCCAAAGCCGCCTTTCATAGAAGCCTTTAGCGTTTCATTGAAATCATCTGGAATATCCGCATTTGTGATAAATTTGCCTGCATATGCATCTCTAAGCATTTCCATGGCTTTCTTCGCTTTTTCTTTGGTGGAATATTCAGCAATTTGCATGTCTTCATTAAGCGACTCAACACCTATTAAGTTTTTGTTCAGGAAATAAATTCTTGACCTGAATCTCTGAATAATCACCTCTTCATATGGTACATCCATTGTTCCGTCCTGCGATATAACTCTCATGGCAGCCTCCTAATCTTTCATAAAGTCCGGCAAATTCTCGTCATTCTCTGCCGATTCAACAACTTCCGCTTCGACTGCTGCGCTTTCAACTTCTTTTGCTTCCGCATCTACAACAAAATCCTCTGAATTGGCGTTCTCGGCAATTTCTTCCTGCGTCTGCTGATAAGTTTCATCCATCTGCATAAGTGACTGTGTAGCCATAGCGTTAAGGTCTTTCGGATGCTTCTTGATTGCATTATTACGCATCTTGCGAATAATCATAGCTTCGGAAGTTTCTCTCCACGCCGCGCTCATATAAGGTCTTGCCACTTCACAAGCAAGCATTTCTTCCAATGTCTTGCATCCGAGAAGTGCACTGATAATCTCGTCCTTTTTAGCCTTAATTTCAGCCTTTTGCTTGTCGGTTGCCTTGCGCTTATTCTCGCAAATTCCAAACGTTTCATTCAAAAGATTGTTGCGCACATGAGCCAAAAGGTTTCCTTTCACGCCTTCACGTTCCGCAATCATGTATTCAATCTTTCCACCGTCCATCTCGACTGGATAAACTACACGGATTACTTTCTGCGACAATCCTTTTTCTTCCCACTCCGGCGGCGTAACTTCAACACCTCTGTGCTTCGGATATGTAAATTCATCCCCTTCTTTCACAAGCCATACCGGATAGACCTTTTTAACACCAACACCGAAATTACGGAGAAGTGCATCGTTTCCGTCTCCCTCAATACCCATTTCAACCTCTTTATACCAATTTCCATTGGCATCCTGCTTATTTCTCAACTGGAAATAACACTCTCTCGGTACTGCATTTGCATTAAGTTTAAGGCTGGAGACCTGCCCGATAACCTGCCGCAAATTAGAACCATTCAGATTTTCCATAGCTGCCTTATTTGATGTAACAAGGTTGTAAATCGCACTCATTGATGCCATAACACACTGTTTTGAATAATCATCAAATACAAGACCATGTTCCTCGAAATCTCGCTCCATAAGTCCGGTATACTGGTTTGCGTAGAACGAAAGCCTTGTATTCATTTCCTGCTTAACTGCAACTTCCTGTTTCTTTGTTTCTGCCATAATTGCTTTTCCTCGCTTTCCTAAATCTCATTAAATGCCTGTTATAATTGCATAACCAAGACACATGCTGCAATCGCAGCTACGGCTTTCCAATCAATCTCAAATTCTATACAATCTATAAAATTGAATTTCATTTTATCTCCTTTCTATTTCTCCCATGTTAAAATCACAAAATCCCAATCTTTCTTATCTCCACTTGGACTTTCATACGCAGTAAGTTTATGTGCAGCATGTCCTTCAAACTCTTTGTCGGTCATAACCAACGCATCATTACGCATCCCATCCAAGATTTCTTTTACATCTTTTACCGTTAAATACATATATAGTTCTCCTTTCTCAGATTAGTTTGAAATCAACATTTATTTTTCCTCGCTTTCCTCATATTTCTTCACAACCGCCACCTTATCAGCACCGTAGGTTTCCACCCACTTCATATCCACGGTTTCATCCGTAACAGTCAGCTTTGCACCCTTGTCATTTACAACCATGTCACCGGCTTTTACAGAATCCTCGGTGCGGTATGTATAGCTTCTTGTGCTGTTTGGAAATTTTGCTTTGATATACTGCACTTATCATTCCTCCTTAATTTTCAAACCAAATGGAACATTTCCATTAACAATAGATTCCCAATGTGCAATAACATTTGGATTAGCACTTGGATTGCATGGTTCCATTGGAGCAAACATAAATCCGCTCTCCTGTTTCTTATTTTCCTCATCCCATTCCTTCTCGGTTCCAAAGCCAAGATGCTCATAGAATTTTGGATTGTCCTCATATGTCGGGTATTCCGGATGCTGTTTCTGCCATTCCACAACATCCACTTTAAACTTCTCCATATCAATAACCCATTTATCATGAGCAACCTTCCATTTTTCCACTTTATCGTTATTCTGGTTAATTTTGTTTTGAGCTTCTTTCTTGACAGATTCCCAAATTTTACTACTTATAGATATAAAAGAAGCTTTATACTGCGGATAAAGAAGATTGTCATAATCAAGAATTTTCAACCCTGTCTTATTGTTCTGAAAATTCCATTCTCTAATAACCTGCCACATAATACATCCGGCTTGAAATCCGGTAATTCCACCTGTCGGAGAATTGTCAACCGCGCACATGGCTGCTATTCCTGCTGCCGCAACTGCGTGGCAAATAGTTCCATAATCATGCGAATAGTCTTCTGTTAAATGCCTTACAAATTCCGGAAGCGTTTCCACAGTCTGTTTTTTCGCTTCTTTGTACCATTCATTCTGGATTTTCATTTCCTCTGTAATCTGTTGTTTCATCTTCTAAACCCTCTCTTTCCTTTATTTCTCATATCTTTCTCGCAATACGGAAGAGGACAATGTCCGGATTCCGCAAAATCAAAGAATCCTTTCTTGCTTGCGCTCTTCCAACGCTTGCACGACATACACCTTGCATCCGGCTGCGTGATGTTGTTTCCGATTCCTATTCTCGACATTCAATATCCCCGCTTTCTTAGTGAAAATCCGCTTCCGGTTCTTTTTCCGGTTGAATATAACTGTCATCATATTCCTTATCAATAACGATAGCCGTTCCAGCTCTGGATAATCTCAAGAGTAGCACCTCAAATTCACTCAAGTTTCTAAGTGACGAAATCGTCAAATCCTTATAGGAAGAAAGTGTATATGGTTCTTCTTTTCCGTTGCCCCATATCCGCTTTGACACAGGAATTTCAACATTCAGTTTTTCATCATGCTCATTTTCAAATGTGATAACTGCTCTTTGCACACTGCTCCATGATGGCTTATCTTCCAGCTCAAACCGCATTTCACATTCCACGGATTGATAAGAAACGCCATCATCGTAATCAATGTCTAAATCTTCTGTGTCAATATCCCTTTCGCATTGTTTAATCCATGCCTTGAACAAATCCGTAAGTTTGATTTCTTTCTGCTCCGGCTCCACCATAAGGTCTTTAAAATTCTCCAGAATCTTTTTATTTCCAATACAGAAATCCGAATTAACAATCTCTGTTAAAACAGAATCAAGTTTGGGAAGATACTCTGAAAAATCATAACTCTCAATGTATGGAACCATGACTTCTTTTACCTTTTCCTCAATGGCATGCTTTGCATCTCCCCAACGAAAAGCATCTTCGATTGCTCCCACCAATGCATTCATAAATTTTTCTTTGACAATTTCACTTACTTCATCCGAAGATAAACTTTCCGATGCTATTTTCAATAATTCTTCTTTCATTTACACACCCTCCACTTTCAACTGCTTATCCTCTGATACTGTCAGAAGAATTAACTGTGTATCAACAGCCGGTACATATTCATCATTGATACTTTCTGCACCATCAAGGAAAATCGGAACATACATATTAAAGAACTTCTGAAAACTGTTGCAAATATCAATCTTCGCTTCAATTTCCCTGCCAGTGTTAGTCGTGTCACCGAACACCTTGTAAATGCCAGCTTCTTCATCAAGCACCGTAGGAATACAAACTTCCTTATATTCTCCGTTTTTCTGGAAATCGAACAACTTCCAACGTACAATACCGAAATGCTGATTGATTTCTTCAACAAGTAACTTATTCTTTCGTTTTGAAACTTCTTTGAGCTGATAAAGAATCCTCTCGGCATCTGCCTTTGCTTGTCCATACTCGTTCTGTTTATGTTGCATATCTGCAATCTTGTCATCAATTTGAACATTGTTTTCAGCCTGTGCAATAATCTTATTTACTTCATCAAGCTGGCTCTGCAGATCTGCTTTCTCGACTTTCAAATCAGTAACAATCTTGTCCGCACCATCAGATTCCAGCTTTTCAATATCGGCGAGAACCTTGTCACGCTCTGCTTTCAGTTTCACATAATCTTCATTCTGCGTGTAATCAGCTTCGCTCGAGATCTCGGATAACTGCTTCGAAAGTTCTTCTTTCTTTGCAATGGCATCCTGTTCCTGTTTCTTTAAAGCGTCAATTTCTGTATTCAGATCAGCATTTTTCTTTGTAAGTTCGGTAATAAGTTCCTTCTTCTCGGTGCCAATAGTATTCAACCGATTCAGTTCAACCTTTTTGTCAGTGTCAAACTTAAATCTTTTTGCTTTCAGTTTTTCTTCCGCATCCGCCTTGGCTTTTTCTTTCCGGCTTTCAAAATCAGCCTTTAACTGCTCGATTTTATCTTCTGGCAACTTCTGACCGCACAGTGAACAAACAGTGCTATTTTCATCAAATACCCACTTGGATTCGTCAAACAGGTAAGGCGCTTCATCAAATGCCTTGGCATATTCTGCATTGTACTTTTCTCCAATTTTCTTCCGTTCTGCATCCGCATCTGTGATAGCCTTTTCATTACCGACAATCTGATTTTCTTTCAAAGAAATCGTCTGCTCCAGATGTTTTAATTCATCTTCGCAACCGCACAGATCAGCATCAATTTCGTATCTACGATTGGATAATTCGCGGTTCATCGTCTGTGTAATTCCGGATATATCAAGTTGTAACCGCATTTCCTTATCGCGCAATTCGTCAAGCGAATGATCGGCACCGGCAATCTTCTTATCGCATTCAGCGATTCTTCTTGCCAGATCAGCCTTGGCAAGTTCCTGCTCTGCCACATCCACATCAACCTTAGCTGACTCTAAACCGATAATTTGATTCGGGATTGCATCCAACTGATCAACCGCTTTTTTCTTGGAAGCATTGTTCATCGCTTCAATTTCCTCAAATTTGTAGGATTCAAGCAATTTGGCAACATCCGCAGTTTCTTTATTCATTTGCGCAATCTCTAAATCTGTTTTTGCACTTGCCATAGCGAATAAGGATTTTCTCATTTCATCCTGTTTTTTCTTCAACGACAAATCCTTGGTAAACACATTCGGGTGCGAACAAATGAGGAATTTATCAAACTCAAACCCTAATTCTTCCAGATATGCCTTAAAATCACGTTCTGTCTTAGGCACAGAATTGATCTCATATGTATTTGTGATAGTAACTTTCGAAACTCCATTTTTATCCGGTTTTCCAACTTTTCGCTTCTGCATCTTGGAAAGAGTAATCTCTTTTCCGTCCACATCAACATCTGCAGTAACGGTTGGAATGCAATCTTCTACATTGTCCGGTTTGATGTTCGGGTTGCTTGTAAGTTCATAGTTCTTATCAGAAATCAGCCAGTACCATGCCGTCCCGATTGTGGTCTTTCCTCTCCGGTTCATGCCGGAAACCCTTGTTGTCTTTCCGAATTCGTATGTATTATCCTTTACACCTTTGAAATTTTCAATATGTAACGATTTTAAAATCATTCGCATTTTTGTCTCACCCTTTCTTTAAATTCTCTTTTCAGTCTATCGAAATGCTTTTCGTTCTCCATGTATCCGCTCAAAGTTTCGATTGTCGGCATACCTGCTGTGCCCTGTTTGCATCCGTGCAATTTGATGTTAATCTCATGTTCTTTTGTAATGTATTCGTGCAACATATTTATGTGCAACTTGCACTCAATCAGTTCGTTGTACTCTTCCCTTGGAACACAGACGTAATTTTCCTTTTTCATATTACACCCCCACGATTCCTTTTATTGATAACTCATATGTAACTTTTTCCACAACGCGACCATCTTTACACGTTTTCTTATATCTCCTGCTCTGCAATCTGCCGTATGTACTTACCCTATCGCCTAAAGCAAGCGAGTCCGTATATTCTGCACACTTTCCCCATGCGATACAAGTGATCAAATCCTCTTTTCCGTTTTCTCTTATGTTTTTGAGTTTCACATCACAGATTTTACGGCCAAGTGGTGTTTCTCTAAGTTGCTTTTCCTCAATAATGCCGTCAAGACTTACTTCATTCAAAGGGCTATCATCCTCTGGCTTCGTGATTGTATCAGCCATAACATACATAAGAATGGCTTCTCCGGATCCTGTTCTTACGTGCCGGGTAATTATCTTCCCACTGACGTATGCCGTTCCGCTGATTCCTGCATCGCTGATTTCTTCACTAAACAGTACCGGAAGTATATCTGCAACACCGCTTCTTCTTTCAACTCCAATGAAAAATTTATAAAAAATCTTACCGTTTGATTTATGGCTTTCCCTTGGTGCTGATACAACATCACCGATCAACGTTATTTTGTTCTCCATTGTTGCTTCTCCTTTCCATTTCTCTGTCAAGAACCTTTTCAAAATTCTCTTTATCATTCTGTTTCTTTCGTTTCCCTGCCAAAAGTTCAGCAAGCATACGCTTTTCTTTCGTGGAACATCTCGTACCACTTATATACACAACGCTTACCATGCATCCTCTCTCATTCTGCGTTTTCTCTTAATTCGCTTGTCGAGTTCAGCTCTCTTCCGGTCTACTTCCGACCAGTAATACATGATTGCCGCAATTACCGCACCGGCTACAAATTTAGTAGCCGACACATCCCCGACCACGCCCTCACTATCCATATAGCACGCGGCAACCAAGGAATACTCCATTGCAACCGCACCTATGATGAATTGGATTACTTTTTTCATTCATGCCCCTTTCTGCCACTTTATAATTTAGTACCAGTCAGAAACAAACGTTCCGAGTAACGGGCATACAACACATCTATAAAACGCACGGAACCATCTTCCATAGAATATGTAAAAGCCATTGCAGGTGTGTAAGTCGAATCTCCTGTATGTATCTTTGCATCTATTACAGAAACTCCATATGTTGTTTCCTCGTCAACGAAAATGCTTGAAAAAGTTTCCGCAGAGTCAACCCTTGCCAAATAGTTGTCACCGCTACGAATTACCCTTGAATTAACTTTCTGAAATTCAAAATCGCTCATTTCAATTCTCCTTTCCATTATGTGTTTCGTTCCCCTCGCCCTGTTCACTATGTTTCGAAGCAGAACTCTCTACCATTCCAAGAACATATCCTTTCTGAAAATCTGTCATATTCGGAATGGCATCACGAAGTTTTTCGACAACTCGCTTTTCCTTTTCGCTCATACAATCACTTCCTTTCATGCGCAATATCTGATTTCGTACTCTGCTACAATGTTCAAGTCGCATCCGAAAATATACATTAAAATAGGAAGAAACTAATTTCTTTTGTACTTCCCATGCCAAATCATCCGTGAACGACTTGGCCAACATTAGATAGCCCTGTTCGGTAAAAAGATACATTCCGTTCGGAGCAGTTACACCAAATTCCCCCTTGGCTTCATCCGAATTTCGGACGAAGTAATCTTCTCCTAAAATAAAGTGTTTCTTATTGTCTTTAAATCTTTTTCTCGCTGTTCCGTCTGGTCTTTCATGTACCATATCAATGTCCTTAAATGTGACCACTCGCTTGCCTCTGTACTCTTTGATGGAAATATCTGCATTTCCAATGTGTACTAAATTATCCATATTTTCACTCCTTTCTGTGGTATAATATTTTCAAAAACGGAGGAATTAACATGCTTCTAAAAATTGAAAGAATAATATTAAAGAAAATATCTAAAACAAATTTTTCAATCGAACTTTCCGAAATAGGTAAATTCGATGAAGAAGATGTATATCAAGCGTTTTTGGATTTGCAGGATAAAGGATATGTAACAAAAGTAAGTACATCTGCGGATAGATCAAATTTTAGCTTTATAGTTTCTCCAAAAGGAAGATTTTATAAAGAATACTTTTTCCTTTCATTTTTGAGAAATATCCTTATCCCATTTGTCGTTGCCATAATCACGGCAACCGCCACATATCATTTAGAAAAAGTAGCAGATAGCTATTCCGACAGCAGCTCCAGCCAATGCACTTATGAATTGAACTCCGCCAATAATGAACGGCTCAAACTTATCGAGTAAGTCGCGCTTTTGTCTGAACGTCATTTTCTTCATGTTCTCACCTCTTTTCTGTTCATTTGATGTACATACAATAGCACATTAAATATACATTGTCAATAGTTTTTGTTGACTTAATGAACATTTAATGTTAATATAATTGTGAAAGGAGGGTAAAGGATGAATGAGCGAATAAAGCAAGTTCGGTTATCAGCAAAATTAAGCCAAACCGAATTTGCAGAAAAAATTTTAGTCTCACGATCTGCTGTATGCAAAATGGAAAGCGGAGAAAATTCTCCATCAGAACAAACTGTTAAATTGATTTGTCAAGAGTTTAATGTCAATGAAGATTGGCTTCGCACCGGAAACGGAGAAATGTTTGTTGAATTATCAAAAGACGAACAGATTTCAGCAATGCTTGGAGAAATCCAAAGATTAGGTGATGAAAACTTTAAGTATCGACTTGTTTCTGCACTGTGCAAATTAAGCGAAAGCGATTGGACAGCCTTAGAAAATTTAGTAGATATGATTTCAGACAAAAAGTAAAAAAGAGCCAAGGGCAATGCGCAGACCCTTGGCTCTTTTCCTATTTTAATAAGTTACTTATGTATGCATATATGGTTTTTAACCAATGCAAATTTTCGCATTTTTCAATAAGTTTAATGATTTCATTTTTGTAGTATTCTTTTCCCAACCTAAAACCCCCAATCGTGTGCCCTATGTAGCGATACAGATATTATAGAACGTGTGTTCGGCATAGTCAATCCCCAATTATGGGCGGAGCCATGCCAAACCCCACCCATGCCAGAACTTGAAGTGTCCTTTCGGACAAGTCCATAGTATCACTGTAATGCGCATGATTTCAACATTTTTCGGTCGCAAGTTTCGACAGGAAATGTCATTGCAGAGAAGCGGAAAGCTGTTTCTCAATCTCTTCTTGCACTTTTGCGCGCCAACGCATCGGCACTTCATCAATCGTCATTTTCTTGTCTACCAGAATACGTCTTACGTAGAATTTAACCATATCCTACACCTCACTTTCTGCGGTAATGCTTGCCAATTCTTCGATTGCTTCTGCGTTTGCTTCGTGTCCTGCTTTAAGCTCATCAATTGCCTTTTCCATTTCCGTCTTTGTCCGCAGCCTGATAGTAACCGTGTAAGTTCCATCTTCCTTACCTGCCTCGTCCGTATTCGGTGCGTATGTAAACCCATCGGATTTCAGATCAGTGTAATTCCCCGACACTGCATCGTTGTGTGCAAATGTGACTTCCGCAAGGTTGTCTGCAGAAAATGCATCCGTAATCGTTTTAATGGCTTCGAAGTTCTCGGCTTTGATCTGGATGTTTCCAAGGCTTGCTCCTTCGGCGATCTCGAACTCTGTTTTGTTTTTCAAAATAATTTTGTCCATAATTTTTATTCCTTTCTATGTGTAAATTTACGAGTTACTAAACTTATTTAAACGGCAGTTTAAATACAACAATAAAAAGAGCTGCTGCATTAAATGGAAACGAAGCATTAGGCACAACATGTTATGGGAAACCTTGGATTGTTTTAAAGGAACTATTTGACAAAATTCCAGCTGGTATAAGTGTATTCGTAACAGTTGCAGCAGCATCTTATTTAACAATAGCATACAATATGGGAACGTATGCAACATTTATAGTTTTTTGTTACGAGCAAGCAAGTTGCTATCATGTATTCAGGACAGCCAGCGGTTGGAGCGTAGGAGTACTACAGACTGGAAACTATAGCACCTTCTAAGCCTTTGTATACCACACAATTATAATGTTATGATTCTGTATAATTTATTGTCCAATAGCAATCCAATAAAAATACCAATTATATTTCCACGCATCGGCATGTTTAATTTCTGAAGCTGCAATAAAGCCATCAGTGTCCGTATATCTTTGATCAACAAGCACACTATAAAGATAGGCATTAGCTTGAAGGTCTGCAAACGAAACTACAACGGTTGGCTTACTGTTAAACTTTTTGTGAAATGTTACTCTTGTGCTTATATTAGTACCAACATTTATAGCCGAACCTGATTTACTAAATAAACTCGTACCGCAATCTATCATTTTTAAACTGCCGTTTATTTCGGTGATTTTATCATCCAAGGCTTTCCCTTGCCGTGCATCCAACCCAAATCCGGCTTCTGTGGTTGTAAGGTTGTTGATTAAGTTCGCCGCTGGAAATGCACCGTTAATTTTATCTTTTAATGTGTCAGCCAGCTTTATGACGTTTTTCGCTTCGTCCAATGTAATTGTGGTGCCATCCAAGTTAATACTAAGCGTTCCACTTTCATCTACGCTCATGCTTTTTCCGTCCGGCTTTACAACTCCGGCATCCTCTGTTGTTGCAATCGCACCAGCACCGCCCACAATCGATTTCGACCAATACTCTGTATTGCTCGTTGCCGTTCCTGCCGGAACTTCCTTTTTTGCAAAATAAAGCGTATTGTTATAAGTCACTGCATCCAATCTCTTATATGTAGCATCTGCACTCCAATCGCCTTTTGGCACAATTGCTACTCTTCCTGCTATAGCCATTTAAGCCACCTCCCAATTCAAATTTCCGTCATTGTCAACGAAAAAGTTATATGCCGCATTGTCCATGTAAATCAACTCCCCATCCTCATTCACATCAAATTCTGTCATTGTGAGTTTCTTGTTAATCTCGCTTTCGATTCCTTGCACCCTGTCTGCGCTGTCCTTTGCGTCTGTGGCAGATTTTGCCGCGTTGGTTTCAGACTCCCCTGCACTTTTGGCAGATGCTACAGCCTTGGCAGATTCCACTTTAATATCTGCAAGATAATCCGGGCGCAGATGCTTTTCTTGGATACTTCCCTCTTTCACGATTGCGGACACCTTACCGTCACTGCTAATTTCAAATGCAATGGTATTGCTATCTATAAATTCATACTGCGTGATCAGAGCGGACAAATCAACATTCTGCGTTGTGCCATCGTCCAGCGTGATAATCAACTGCTGCGACTGCGGATCATATGTAAAGTTTACGGCCAGCTTTTCCAACTTAGTATCAATGACTGCTTTGGAACCGTTCATTTTCACAACAGTGATCGTTCCCTTTGATTCATCCCATAGAATTTCTTTCACAAGCTCATTTGCCTTTGCCAAATCAACCTTAGACGCATCCATAGCAACCACACGATCATCCAGATTGTCAATGCCGGCTTCCGCATTATTTAACCGCATGGCATCAATTGCTGTTTTCTCGCTTGGAAAATTCTCCCAGTATGTCCGGCTATAAATTTTCTGCATGGTTCACACTCCTTTCTAACGCTGATAATCTGCGTTCCAGATCTTCGTTTTTCTGCTGCAAAAGTTCGATTTCTTTCTGCTGCATCTGGATCATCTGTATGTGCATTGCATGGAGATTTTCCTTGTCAATTTTCCATGTCTTTGAATCTCCGTGAATTGCTTTTTCATCCTCTTCGGCATTTTCTTTTAGTACAAGTCCGCTATCGGACAATCCGGCATCCTGCAAAATCTTCTCTAAATCCTGCGCAATTAAACCAAACTGTAAGCCTGTGTGTTGCGTGATGTATCCGGGTTTCCATGTATATTCAACCGGGCACATTGCCATATAAACGCTTTTAATATCCCTTAATGATTGTATATTATTTTTCAGCCTTTTATCGGAACTCGGAATAGAAATCAAAAGACCCTCGATATCCAAGGTACTTTCCCTCGAGCCAAAATTAGACACTTTATTAAAGTGTCTGGGCGAATACTTGGTTGTAGAGCTATCATTAAGTGTATAATCTACATCTGTAAAATACCCACTTGGCAATTCGCTTTTGGTTGCGTAGTCGCTCAGCGAATTGTCAACATAACTTTCAGTTGCCAAGTTTTCCTCGTTTGAATCTGTTACAGTGCCTAGGTCAATGAGTATGTTTTGCAGAATGGGTCTGCCTCTTCCGTCAAGCCCAATAATTGTAAGGTCATCACCGAGCGCTGTCGAATTAAAGTTTAGCGAATCGATTATTGTTACTCGTCCAGCTCCATCAAGTCTGAAGTTGTTGCTTTCGACTATGAGCCTGTTTCCACGAAGCATAATCTGATCGGCACTTGCATTGATCATTGAAATAACTTGGTCGTTCTCGTCTCTTCCAAGTTTCAATTCCAATGATGCGTCTAATTGTCCTTCCGCTTTTTGTGCGCGATTGACTTCTGCGGAAATGCTTTCTGCGGTCTGCTCAAACTTAGAGCTTGTCTGTTCCTCTAAATCCTCATACGTGGATTGAAGATGGTCTGCGTTCCTTTCTAACTTTCCGGTACGTCTTTCCACACTTTCAATCGTGTCTCTGATAGAATTAACCTTTGCAGAGTGTGTCTGCGTTCCCTGTGCCGAGATTGAATCTCTCTTGCTTTGTACTCCGGTTAAAGTGCGTTGCAATAGATACGTTTCAACAATCTCTCTCGTGGTATTGAATCGGATTGGTTCCCCAAGTGTCAGACATGGATTTCCGACACAGGTGCAACTTTTAATCGGTGTGTATGCCGCCTGTGCCATAATAGGCAATAGGTTATTTGCAATCTGTTCAAGTTCCGCTCCGGTCTTGTCTGATACAAGAAAGTTTCCTGTAATCGAATAGTTGTTTCCGGCGGTTCCAACAATAGCACCGGCATTATCTTCGCTTGTCTTGATTTCAAGCTGCGTGATTGCCTTGCTTTGGAAATCCTCATAATCAAACGTGATATAGTGTCCGGTCATGGATTCTGTGTTTGCATCAGACGGAAATAAATTGTCAGACGGAAATAAATCTTCTGCCGGATAAAGTGCGCTTGTGATTGCTTTCAGAAAGACATACTCAAACTTTCCCTCTCGGTTGATATTTCCAAAGCATCCGTTAATCTCACAGATTGCCGTCACAACCGTTTTTCCACTGATAGCAGACTCTTCTGTGACCGCGCTTGAATCGTCCGTCTGTGTGGCTACAATCGTCTTATTGACCGTCATGGAATCATTGACAAGGCTTGTTTCAACTTGCGCAATTCCAAGATGCGCAAAAAAGCTATCGCGGAACTGCTTAAGTGTCATTGGAAAGCTAAGTCCTGCATACCAAGACTTTACATCCGTATTGATAATGTCATACATAGCGTCATATGCCGTAATCTGCCGTTTTGTTCGGTCAGCCGTAGGAACATCGGATGCAACCTTAAAAACTCCGTATGGCATCGGGTTTTCGCTATCTCCGTCAATCGTTTCTTCGATAGAGATTGTCTTTCCAATAATGTTTCCTGCGGTGTTTCGTGCTGTGAATTTTACACAATTCGCTTCGCACGCTCCAAACTTTAATTCAGATTCCGAACAAAGACTTTCTTCGAGCGCAAACGTACCGATTTCAAGCATCGAATTGTCTATTTTCTGATTCGTTCCAACAACAGATATGACCATCTGCTTATCTGTCGCGGAATCCCAATACTTTTCTTTCAAACTGCTATTTATCATATACACCACCTACAAACGAAAATTTGATTGCGTCATATTTTATCTTCCCATGTGCCACAGAATAGAACGTAGGCTGAATATCAGCGATATATCCGTACTGTGTCACATACCCGCGTTTCTCCGGCACATACGCCGTGATATAGCCGCCGCGCTCCTTTGCCTTGGTATAGTTCTTTTCAATATTCTTCCAAAAATCATCAAACTGCTTTTCGGTCAGCATGGCTTTGGTTTCAAACTCAACCTTTAAGGCTTTCAGTTCCACGGCATCACGATGCTCATATCCGTTTTCATCCGTCCAAGGGTCTTTGTCCTGCATGTTCACATAGGAACTAAACGTGTCCTGCTTTATTAAACTGTTCGGTATGGTATAATTCCCAAACTTTACTAAATATCCGCCATATCCCATCGTTTACCTCCTAAAAATGGGTATAAAAATAGCACCTACCGTTTTGGTAGATGCTATCCATTTGATTAAATTTTAAGCTACTACTGATTCCCATTCAGATTTCAGCTTTTCTACATCGTTTTCAAAAAGTTTGCAAGCGATTTCGTACAACTGCGGAATCATTCCCATTTCCCTGTCGATATAATCCATCTTGTTTCTTACTTTGGGTTTGAGTGCGCACCCTTCCATCCTTGATTTAAGGTTGCAGTGATATTTCCTTTCAAATTCTCCATAAAGCAACGAATAGCGTTCTTGATACTTTCCATCGGCACCGAAACGGACAATCTGAGTTATCCGCTGTCTCTTGGTTGCCAAGTCAATATCATCAACGAGTCCGATAATAACATCTTCCTTATGGATGATTTCTTTCTGCTGTCTTTTAATGGTTTCGTTCTGCTCTCTAACAGTTTTTAATGTCTGTGAAAATATCAGTTTAGTGTTTTCATCTGCATATGGTAGGTAAGTAGAAATAAATAATTCATCATTATTGACATACCCACCTGTTTTACGGATTGTAGGGAGAACCTCGGATGTTACCCAACGTTTGAACTTATGAAGTTTTTCTTTTCTTTCGTTTATAAGGGAGTCGTTTTGTGACACACCCTTTGCTTTCTGTGGTTGCATCTGAAAGAGCAAGGAATACAAACCGCTTTCATTAACAACCGTCATTCTTTGTTTTCCACCGGGAGTATCAATTTGTGACACACCCTTATCAGAATCATCAATATTTGAAAGGCTTCTTCTGTAATTCGTATCTCCAAATACTTCGCATATATCCTTTCCAACAAACCATGGTTCATCATCGACCATGACCATTCTGATCTGTCCGAATATTGGATTCTCAAATACCTCAATGCTGTTTTGAATCTTAAGCATAAGTTGTGATTTTTTCATTCGTGTCTACCTCCATACATTTTTATCTGAATAAAAAAAAGGAAACCGTTTGTGAAATCACATTGGTTTCCTCTTTCGTACAGTATGGCGTTCAAGTAAGTAATCCGCTTCTTCACGGATAAGGTTGTTTCCTTAGTAATAAGGATAGACTATTTTTGATTTTGTGTCAATCCGATTTTGGAATTGAAATAAGCCGTGTTTCCACGGCTTATACTTTTATTCTTCTGCCACTATTGAAAATTTTACTTTTGAATTTCCATAATAGCTTGTACTGTATTCTGTGTCAAAAACATTCGTGTCCATAGGCACTTCAAAATATATTGAACCTTTAGTTTTTTTACCCGGACTAAGCGTTGTGTCAAATGTGCTGTCTATGTAATCAACAGCATAATCGTCTGCGTATGCCGAAAAATCATATCCAGAAATGTCTTGATCTTCATCTGATATATTTTCAAACTCAAAATCTAGTTTCATAAACGCATTTCCATCATCAGGACTTTGATACGCAACATCGTCCAATGTTAATTTTGCAGATGAAAATGTTATTATCAAGTCATTAGTCTCAACCGAATCGCCTAATGTGAAGTAGTCATCGTATGAATCGGTCGATTCTTCCGTTTCATCGTCCAATACTTCCGCATCTCGACTGTTTTCAACTTTTTTAGGTTGGTCTGAATCACTTTCGTCAAATACGAGTGCCGCAAAAATAAAAATAATTATCGCAACTATTGAACAAGCCAGACCCGCAATTGCAGTTCCATGCCCTTTCCATTTTTGCGTAAGTGCAATAATTGCGCATACAAGACCGATTATTGCAGGAACTACACCTATCGCAACACACGCTAACAAAATGCCTGCTATTCCGCACACTAAAGATGCAATTCCCCATCCACTTTGTTTCATGATCAAATTCCTCCCAAAAATCCTTTAACTCATTTCAGTAACCCAAAAGAATCTGTCACGTAGTAGTCGGAATCTTCCGAGTCCTCATTCCAGACAACTAGGGATAGTTGTATGTTGTCAATATTCTTTATTGGCAAGCTCACAATGTTATCATCCATTGTCCACCACGTTACATAGGCTTTTTTATGTGGAGATAAATCTTGATATAACGTTCCTTCCGCCATAACATCATTTACTGATGATGCGTCAGAATTAACCGTAATATTATTGTCTGTAATATTTTCGATTGTCAAGCAAGCTATAAGTTCGTCCGGATATGTTCCCTTCTTTAGCCCTGTAAAGTAAACTCTAATGCTCGAATCTTCGTATGCAAGTCTGTTGATTTTCTCTTTCACGGTTACTTTGCAAGACATCACTTTCTTTCCGGCTTTAGCCTTGACCGTTGCCGTTCCGGATGATACTGCCGTAACAATGCCGCTTTTATCTACCTTTGCAATGCTTGGTTCGGTTGAACTCCATTTAACTCTTGCTTTTGTTCCGGTAACTTTCAATTTCTGTGTTTTCCCAACATCAAGCGAAATGGCTTTCTTGTTTAATTTGATAGTTGCCGCCTGTGCAACAATCTGTTTCCCATCTGCATTTTGGATTGGCATAGCCGAAGTCAAAACGGCAAATGCCAACCCCATCGCTACTAATATTTTTTTTGTGTTTCTCATAATGACTCCTTTCTTGTGATATGATTTATTTAGAATTATATCACGTTCGATTATAGAAGTCACTAAAAAACATAGACATTGTCTCCGGTTCGATTGTAATGTTCTCTCCCATAATCCCTTGCGGCTTTTCCTATGTCGTTTGTAGTAATTCCGAAATTTTTCTGTAAAATAGCTTGTAATAACTGATTTTGCTGTCGTAATAAGGAAACCTCTTGCGCAGATGTTGAATTGATAGCATCTTTGATTCCAGTAATTTCTTGGCTTCCTGCGACCGCTGGCTTACCTCCGACTGTTCCCATAATTTCCGGAAGTCCATTTTCTCCAACTGTTGCTATGCTATATTTATCCATAAAACCGCCCGTTGCATAAGCCTTTACTTTAGGTAGGCTCACTTTCGGCACAAGATCGACTCCGCTCCACTTTACCTTTGCTACTTTAGCCGCCGCAGAAACAACACTGTTGAACCCTCTCAAAACGGTATTCACTCCACCGATCAATGAATTTATTGCTGTTTCAATTCTTGAAATTACGGTGTTCATTGCCCCGGCAACGCCACTTTTCACGCTATTCCATAATTTGCTGAATATTTCAGCTACACTTTCTTTCATCTTCGAGAAAGCATTTTTTATCGGGGTGGTTACATGTTCTTTAAACCAACTAGAAACACTGTTCCACGCCCCGGTTACCGCTGTTTTTGCCGCGCTAAATGCTTTCTGAATAGATTCTTTTGCTGAACTAAAAGCATTCTTAATAGGTGTTGTAACATGCTCCTTAAACCAACCGGAAACCACAGCCCATACCGATTTCACAGTTGTCCATAGAACCTTAAATGCGGTTGATACTGCCGATTTCAATAATTCAAAATTCTTCTTTATTGGCTCTATTACCTTTGATTTAAACCAATCAGAAACAACAATCCATACAGCCTTGACAATAATCCACAATCCTTGAAAGATTTGACCGACTCTTTTCGAAAATCCTTGGAAAAATGAAACAATAGGAGTTATAACATTAGTATTGAACCATCCAGAAACTGTTTTCCATACACCGGATATATCTTTCCATAAAGAAGAGAAAAAACCGGAAACGGATTCCCATAATCCCTTAAAAAATCCGCTTATTGGCTTAATCACATTAGTATTAAACCAATCTCCTGCTTTTGAGAAAATTTCTTTTATTTCTTTCCAATGATCCTTGACTACTACAGTTGCCGTTGCAACAGCGGCTACTATTCCTGCGGTAATCGCTGCCGGTGCTGCTGCTACCCCTAAAATAACCGCCCCGACTGCCGTAATCGTAACTCCGACAAGCATAAGTGCTTCATTAAGCCAACTGAATCCGTTCTTTAGCATGGTCACAAAGTTTGATATTGCAGTAAACGCGCCAATTGCAACAGAGCCAATCCCGGTTATAGCTTTTGCTACCGGACTGATAAAAGAAAGTGCGCTCTCTGCCGCACCGCTACCGAATAAAGCTTTGACACCAGCTGAAACAGTTGTTCCAAGTGTAGCAAACGCCCCACCTATTTTTTTTGACAAAGCGGTAGACAATACTGCCGAGATTCCCTCATTTGCCGCAATTTCAACGCCAAGCCTTGATGCAAGTGAACCAGCAATTGCTTTTGAAATGGAAGTCCCTATGATTCCAAGTGCGGTTTTTGCAAGATGCAATCCAAGAATTTTTTTGATTGTCAGCGCACCGATGATAATCGCAACCGTCTTTACGTCTAGGTTGCTTAAAAACTCCTTGACACCTTTCCAAACATCCTTCCAAGAAATTTTACTTAATGCCGTAGTGACCGCATCAAATGCCCCTTGCGCCCATGCATTAAGCGTTTTAGCCAATAATGCAAAGTCAAAGTTTTGGAAAAACTTGTTTATTCCGTCTGCGATTGAATTTCCAAATTGCTTCCAATTAAATGTCGTTCCAAACGAATCCAATCCATGAAGCACCGTGTTTAATGAATTTGCGATCAGTTTTCCGGTTTCTCCGAAAAGCGTTGTTCCTTTTTGCCCTTTAAATAGTCCGTTAAGGAATTTGGCTAATCCCCTTCCAAAGCCTTCAGCTTTTGCATACACTTTTTCCCATTTAATTTTTTTCATTGCGTTAATTAACGCACCGGAAATAGACTCTCCCAACTGTTCAAGGTCTTTGATTTTGCTTTTGAATTTCTTAAAGATGGTGTCCGTCTGAACTAATCCACCATCAGCACCGGTGCCGCCACCAGCACCTGAACCAGATCCAGAACCAGAACCTTTATTCCCGGAACCGGAAGTATTATCTTTACTTTGTTTTGAAATAACCTTTAATTCATCAAATGCACGAGTTGCCTGCTGGATTTCCTTTTTTGCTTTCTTGGCATTCTTTGCGATACCGCCTGTGTTTTTCCCTGCGCTTCCTGCGGCATCACTTAAATCGTCCATGCCATTAGATGCGCTTCCAATATCATCAGCAAGACCGCTGATTCCTGCCCCTTTGCTTGCTTCATACTTCCATCCGAAGATAGAACCTAAAGCATTTGTTACCATCTCTGCGAAGGAAATAACCTTTTGCAGAACTGAATTAAGCACCTTGATAAATGGCTTGAATGCATTGATTAAACCACCACCAACAACCGCTCCAAGTGCTTTGAAGTTCTCTTTAAGCATGGTTATCTGGTTATGCCATGTCAATATGTTATCGTAAAGGCTTTTTATCCTCTACTTCTTATGGTTTCCCATAAGTTCGGCGTACATTTTCAACCACAGCATTGTGGCTGTCGGATACTCTTGGGGATATTATATTCTACACTCTTTCCATAAGAAAAGAGCATAGGTTCAATCCCTACGCTCTACAATGTGCTATAACTTTTATTTTATAGCCTTATCTCGGTATTAGCTTATTGACTTATCCACTTATAACCATAAGCAGTTCGCCCCTCTTGGTCAATTACATTATGTATTGCTTTGTAATTAACTCCAAGAGATTCCCCTGCTTCGGATATTCTATCGAACACTCTTATAATCTCTCTGGTTTTCGCATCCACTTGCGCAATTTTTCTTCCTTTTTTGCGCTTTTTATAGATGCTCAAATCTTTTATTGGAAAATCTTCTTCGTATACAAAAATATATCCATTTGCCGACTTATAGGTATTTGAAAGCACACCGGAAATAGTTGTTCTATTTGCTCCGGTAATCCTAGCCGCCTCCTGCAAACTTTTAAATTTCTGTATAAAATTTCCTTCCATATCACATTGAATAATGCTTCTCATTCCGTTAGGTTCCGGCTTTCTATAGGTTTTCGCTCCGTTTGATTCATACTCATCCTCAAACATGAACATATAGCCCTTTGTCTGCCGCCTTTTTCCTTTACAATTAAGCAGAACATCCGTATTATTAAATCCGTCAATTTCTGCATCCATTGCACTATCATAACGCTTAATGTACCGTCCGTCAAGCGTCAGCAAAACAACTGCCCTGGCGTTATGATACGGCGCGCCTTTCCCACCTTTGGTCATATTATAGCCATCTCGATAGGTGTTAAATTTTTCAATGTAATACTTTTCCAACTCACAGGCTCCATCTTCGCTTTCACACGTTTCGATGATTTCCCATGAGAAGTTGTCAAACCCGAATTCTTTAATTGCTCTATGAAAGTCGCAATCTTCTTTTTCGTAGCACCTTTGATGTTGCCACACTCTGCTATGAAAATCACAAGTTTGACCGACATAAGATTTTCCGTTTATTTTATTTGTTGCTTTGTAGATATAATATGTTCGCATTAAATCACCTCAAACATATTATACAAAAATGTTCGTGCTAAGTCAACTTAGCCTTCACCGATTTTACCCGATTTTTCATCGACATATTGCTATGCCGCGCGACACATGAAACAAAAGTTTCGTTTATCGGCTGTTCTCGCAAAGTCTCCGGTAATATTGGTTGTATGCGCAAGCACATACTGATAACGCAACATGGCTTTTTGAGCCTGCGTCATTGATGAAATGTTCGCATCAAGCCCTTGCTTTAACGCCCATTCCTTTAATGTTGCCTGCGTCAAGTCGATACCATAACGCCGCATAGGTGCCGTAGTACCAGAAAATACAGATTGCAAACTCTTGGCAATATCTTCTTGGCTTACATCGTAGAATGAAGCCATATCTCCGGCTAATTCTGTCAACCGGATGGACATTTTTGCCATTTTCCCCTGTGGAATATCAAGGGCAGTTCCCATGGCTTGGAAACGGCTTGCAAACTGTTTCGCGGACAATTCAGACATGCCAAATTTTTCAATGGATGTTTTTGCGAAATTGTTAATTAGGCTTTCATACTGCCCGAATGTCTGCCTTACAACGTTCTCAACCTCTGTCAGTGAGGATGATATGTCAATAGCATCTCCAAGTAGCCTAAATCCTCGGAATAAAGCCCAGTACGTTGCATACACTTTTCCGATTGCAGATGCAAGGGAGAACGACTTCTTGGTAACCGCAGAAGCACCGGAACTAAATCCGCTAAATGAGCTTGTTATACTCTTTGCCGCTGTTCCTGCCGCTCCACCGGTACGTGATAATTTTGCCAATGCATTTGTCATGTCAATAATATTCCGGCTTACGCTAGGGGCTTTTGACAATTCTGCCATAAGCTGACGCATTGCAACCGCAAGTTTTGGTATATTCTCGATAGCCTTTGTTGAGCTTGTATAACCAAGTTGCTTGATTCCTCCGGCTAATTCCGATAACCCTTGCACCGATTTTGACATACCGGAAAACGAGCTTACCGACTTTGAAATCTGTCGCATTGCTCCGGCTGCTGCATTTATCTTTCCTGTGTCAATGTTGCTAAGCGTTTTGATGTTTCTTGCAAGAGTCGAGAATGACCTTGAATCAACACTGCGCATGGCACTCATTGAGTTTGACAATCGGTTTACTCCGGTTGATAACCGGTTAATTCCGCTAGAATCTATGCTTTGCAAGGATGAAGATAGTTTTCCTAACCTTGTTATCAGTGCGTCGATCTGACCATTAGCCTGTCTTGCCTGCGCTTGAATCTTGACCTCTAAGGTTTCTAATTCCAACAGTTCCACCTCCTTTATGTAGTTTTAGAAAAAGGCGGTAGGATTTGACCCCTACCGCCCTTGAATTACTTTTTCAGTTTTCCCTTTTTCAGAAGAGAAATCATCTTTGAATTTTCCTCTGATGTAAACTTGAAATTGGAAAATCCGTTCTTTTTTGCGATTTCCGCGCGATGTTCTTTCGACACATCATCTTCCCCAACCGCTTTTAATGCTTCAACGATTGAGTTTGAGTTTCCCTTATACTTCGGATAATACTTTCCTTTGTTTTTCTTTGCACCGCCTACAACGATCACTGTATGACCCTTTGTGCGTGTCACAAGAATATCTCCGTTGCAAAGTGTGTCTCCCTGCTTATAAGAGCCTACATCTTTAAATAAGCCAGATTTCAAAATTACCGACCGTTCATTGGATGTATTGAAATCTCCCACATCCTTACCGGATGCATAGATAATACAAGCACGTACAAGAGAAGAACAATCGCATTCCGTCTTTACTTTTGTGTTGATTCCATGCTTAATAACTCCATATCGTTCCGATTGATCGTAGCCGATATTGTTATTGTCACACGCAATCTTCATAGCTTCAGCTAACTTCTCCGCAACTTTATTGTCTTTTGCTCTTAACACATTCCATCCCTTAGAATGGTTATAAAACTTCTGCGTAGACACTTCCTGTCCGGTCTGGTCTCCGGCTTTTCCACCAGAATAACAGTTTCCGTGTTCATCGTGCCGCGCACTTCCGATAATTACTGCCATAGCAATACCTCTTTTCTTAAACTATCTTTGGCTTTGGCAAATGTGATTTCCTTGATTCAGCCGCCCATGCTTCTTCCGCTTTAAGCATTTCTCGTATCTCTGCATCGGGATCGTCCGTATTATGCTTTTCGATGGAATCATAGCAAGTTTCTTTCACGTACTTACTATTACCCTTACCGAATGTAGCATCTATTGCGGTCACAAGTGCTGACGTTGCATATCTGCCAAACCACATATACATTTCCACATCGCGTTGCTTCCATTCTGCCTTGTATGCATCCACATAAGGCTTAAGCAACTCTGGATTCATCATATCTATATCATCAACGGAAAATCCGTAGCCTTTTGTTACCACAAGGTAAAACGGACGGATTTCCGCAACGTAATATTCCCATGTTAATTCTTGGCTTTCGCTTTGGATGGGGTCTTTTTCTTCTCCTGCTCCTGCTCCTGTGCTTTCTCCAATGACTCCATCATCTGCGCTAAAAAACCGTTTGTCATCATTTCCTCCTGCATATCAGCGAATAAATCCATGCAGTTAATCTCGTTTGTATCAATCGCGTCATAGAGAATGTCAGACACCTTCTCAAGCTTCTCATCGTAGCCTTCGTTTGTTTTGTAATCATATCCAAACTCATCGTTATGATGCATCTGTAAGCCTACAAGAAGTGTTTTAGGAAGTGTTTCAAGAAGAATATCTTCCATAGAAGAAATATCTTCCATGTCCTGTGTCTTCATAATATCCTGTAAGATATGTGATTTTAACGATGGTCTTGTTGCAAACTGAATTGTATATTCTTTTCCACCTAATTTAACTTTCATGTTTTACCTTGCCTTTCTGCCCTATATTGGCAAGGGGCAGTGTTGCCACCGCCCCATTGTTGCTTATCTCATTGCTTCAAGTTCTGCGATCGACCGTTCATCCTCGCCTACCGGTGCGGTCGATTGCTCGTCCGATAGGCTTTTTACCCCACCACTGTTACGGTAAACGTGCCATCGTTGTTATCAACAACAGTCAGCTTATCTGTAACAAGCTCTGATGCTGTACTTGGAATAACTGTTACCGTCATTTCAAGGATTTCATCGTTTCCACCTACATCGTTAGGTGTGGCTGTTGCAGTTCCTACATATGCGTACTTCGCTACACCGCCGATACCGTCCGTTCCGTACAGATGGATAATATCAAGTTTTTTATCTCCATATCCATCCACCTTTGAAAGATATTCTTTTTCAAGGTTTCCTGTGATTTCTCTTGAATCAGAAGTCTTAATTCCTTTTTCAAAAGTCTGCTGATCATCTTCCATTGTGGTTGATTCAACAGTGTTTGGTGGTGATGCAGGACTTGGAACTGACTTAGCCGCAACCAAAAGATTGTATGTTCCTGCAAAGTCAGCCTGTTTTTCCGTGTGCTCTTTTACAATGACACGCGTTTTATAACTTGTTGATGCCATATTTTCTACTTCCTTTCTGCTTATAGCTGATCTAAATGCTCAACGTTTCCAATTACGCGAGTTGCGCGGAATGTAACCGTTCGCACTTGCTTGGAAATTGTTGAGACTGTATCTGATACTTCAAACATTTGTTGTTTAAAAAAAGACACCGCATATGCTGCGATGTCCTTAGTTGCTTTTCTTGAACCTTTGTTTGTAATTGTGATCTGAAATGTTGGGCGAATTGCGTTGATTGTCTTTGCTTCATTAGTTCGTCCGGCTTCTTTGCCACCGATTTGTCTGACTAAAAGCGTCGGGAATGTTGCAGTGCCGCCCGATTCTTCATCTTGCACCACATTAATTCCTCTTACCTTGCTTTCCATGTACGATTTCAAAAGGGAACATAAGGTATCTTCAAAATCAAGTGCCCAACTATTTAACTCATTTTCCACCGAATACCTCCCTTGCAATCTTTACATACTGTTGAATAATCTGTTGTTCCGCATTGTACATAGGCATTGTGGCTTTGATACCGTGGGTATAACGCCATGTTTCGGTCTTATCATCCCAATAGTACCAACCATCTTCAAAAGCGTGTATTTGCCCAGGATAAGTGCCGACACCGAATCCAAGTTCCGGTGCTTTGGGGTTTTCTTTGGAGTTATAAAAAATACCGGCTCCAAACTCTACCGCCAACAAAGTATAGAACGGTTCCCTATCTTCTGACATTACCGTTTTTCCGGTTGCAATCAGAATCGCGTTCGAGGTCATTAACTGTGGTGCTTTATCTACCCTTACCGTTATCGTGTTTCCTATTGGAGATTTCGATATTTGTTTTATTGCCACCGTCTGACCTTCCTGTGCAAGCCTAGAAACAAGCAAATCGCACTTAGCCTGTAAACTATCGCGGTACTGTTCTAATTTCTTTATAGCGTCTTGTATGGACTTAGTGGATAATGTCATTGAAATAGGTTTCTTTTTCATGTGCTTTCCTTTTTGCTATATAAGTCCAAGCTTCAAATACACATCGTAAATTTTCGTAGACTGAATAGCAAACCAATCGACCATTTCCTCATTTGTAGCCCACGCGCCATATGTAGCAATCGAGCTGGCGTCTAAGCCGGATTCAAACAGAAATGCATGTAATATTTCGTGCCGCAAAATTACTTTCTTCCAACTTTCATAATCCTGCAATTCGCAATCATCTTTTTTCTCGCAAATCCAAATGGTTCTGGCGGAATCATCGGTGCATCCATCACGGCATTTATCCTTTAACAGTTCGCTTTCTTCTTCCTTGCAAAAGACAATCTTCCATTCAGTTCCAAGGATATTTACTTTTATATTTTTCATTTCAATCTCCCTCAATGTGACTACCTACTTAATATTCTTCCGAAGAAGAAACAAATCCGTGGTCAGTCCTTCATCAGCAACGCCCTTTACGATGTAGTCTGCGGTTTCCGAATCCACAAGTCCATCATCAGTGTGTTTTACTTCCGAACGTTTCCACACCACATCACCGGCTTTCAGTGGCAAATATCCTTTATCCGTGACAAGCTGACAGTATGATGTACTATCATCAATTCCGAATTCTTTCACAAGGGCTTCTGACAGCTTATTGCTGATATTGGCTTTGAATGTTGTAGGTTCTGAAAACCCTTCAACTTCCTCGCCTTTTGGAATCTTGTTGCCTTCGGAATCTAAATAAGGCACAAAGTTTCCATCGGAATCCTTGTACCCTTCATAGACAATATCTCCATTTTCGTCAGTTTGTGGGATAAATACCCTCTGACCGGATTGCGAATACTTCATTTCCTGCTTGTTAATGTCAAGCATTGGTGTTTTCCTCCGGGATTCCGGCAACACTCGTCAGAAGCGATAACACTCCGGCAAGGACTGATGCGGAAAGAACATATTTCCAATCTACCGCGCCCATAAATGCCGCCGTTCCAATTCCTGCAATAGCCGCCTGCGCAACAGTCTTGATTGCTCGGATTCCGGCTTTCTTAGTCCAATCCTTCCAATTCCTCATGGCTTTTATCTCCTTTCCCTATATGAATCTCTTCAATCTCATGTTTCATTTTCGTAACCATTCCGTTTCCACCTAACGCATGGTACGCATCATACATCTCACAGAAGTTCTGATAGGCATATGACGGTATTTCTCCGATTCTGGTGTACTTTGCATGGTATTCAATAAGCTGGACGCGCAAAAGGAGCATTGTTCCTTTACTGTTCGCGTCCCTGCTTTTCTTTTGCTGTTTAAGAAGCCAAACTATATATCCAAGCACTATCGGAAGTGCCACAAGATAAGTTTGAATCAAAATACTTTTCATTTGAATCTCCTTTTTGCGCACTGCCCACCACCGCTTAATGTGCGCCGCCTGCAACCATTTTACCGACACCGGCAATATGGTCACGCTCAATCTTCTTTATAAAACTTTAGCAAATGGAAATACCCCAACAAATAGGCTTCCTCTATCTCTCCAAGATCTGTTAACGCCATTCTCGTTGTAGCTTGCCATAAATGTTTCACCTGCCTGTGAATGGTCGTAAACAGCCAGATTAACAATAACGCCCTCAAATTTCTTCAAGTCCTCGGTTATCATTTCATCTGTGTAGCTGTCGGGGTAATTTCTTCTTGCCTTTACATCTTCTGTAGCCTGTTTAATAAGCTGTTCGATTACCGGATTATCTTCTTTGTTATCGAACACTACCACATCAGATGTTGTTTCATCATCATTTGCGACTGTATCAATATGAAATTGTTTAAGTCTGATTTTAACTTGCTCCAATGTGGTGTATTCCATAATTTCAGCTCCTATAATCCTAATTTCTCAATTAACAGTTCTTTAAGTTCTGCTCCTGTAAGCTCCATTGCGTTCTCAATGCCTTGTTCTAAGGCAAGTGTCTGCAAGTCCGCTGTTGACATACGCTTAATATCTGTCTTTGTGTAGTCGCTTGTAGGTTGAGCAGGGAACTTGTCCTGCTCTTCCTCATACTTAAGCTCATCTCCATAAACAGCTTCCTGCCTTACACTATCTGCTGTTACTTCTTCGCTCTGCTTTGCGGCGTTGATTTTATGTCGTCTTAATAACATATAAACACCTCTTACTTTCCGAACTTAGCAAGAACAACCTTTGAATCATTGCTTAAGACTGCTGTATAGTGTTCATCTCCAGAGATAACAGTTGTCTTTGCAAGAATATCTCTGTCTGATTCAATCTCAACGCTTCTCTTCATATAGATTGTAAGTGCATTCTCTTCCTCTGATGCGCCATCTGCACCTGCGTCCTCGTTAGGGTCATCTGCTGACACGATAACAATAGGGCAAGCGTAGAACTCTGTTGTAACAGCCTTTAACTTGCTACCGACCTTAATTTCTTTGCCCTTTGGCTTAAGCGTATGTGCAAGTGCTGTGTCAAGGTGAACATTCGTTGCATCCTCACTTGTTGTATCAGCTACAACATTGATTGTTCCTGTTGAATCATCAAGCTCATACTTAACTAACTTAACTTTCTTTGACTTAACAACCTGCGCTCCCGCGATAGAACCGATAGTTCCATTCATAATTACATTAAGTGGGTACTTGTCATTGCTCTTGAAATCATCGTCATTAAGTAATGTAGCTTCCTGCGCCGGATTAATGAACAATATCTTTGTAAGTGATGAATCTGATTCATCATCAAACTTGCTATTAGCCGCTACAACTGCTGAATAGCTGATAGGTGCTGCTGTTCCATCGTGATCAATAGGTGCTGTGCAAAGTGCGTCATAGCTGTCATTATCAACCTTTGCAGCGATTGACACAGCAATCTGATTGATAGCTGTACCAAGTGGGTCTCCATAACCAGATAATACTGATTCATCTGTAAGCTCTACAGCCTTACCTGCTTTCTTAACCTTTGCTTCTGTTGTAGATGTTGTAAGTACTGTTGTACCCATAGCAACACCTTCTGCTACATCTTCTGCGTCACCAATATAAGCATACTTTGGCACAACGATTGTGCTTCCCGGTCTGCCTACAAGTGTTGTATCAACTCTTGCAATAGGCGAAAACTTAATCTTCTTTGGTAACTTAGCTGATACCATATCAGCCATTACTTGTGGGTCTACTAAATTTTCTAACTTAGTCTGTGGCATAGTTTATTTACCTCCGTTTTCTACTCTGTGAACTTTTTATAAAGTTCTGGATTCTTATTTTTGAACTCCACTCTTTCGTGGTAATTCATCTTGTTGAACTGTTCCTGTGTTATCGTGCTTTCTTCTCCACCGCCTGCATTAATAGCCGGTCTTGATTTAAGCCACTCCGCCTTTGCTTCTTTAACCTGTCTTTGCACTTCATTAGCAATTACAGTTGCTATAAGGCTATGGTCTGCATCTGTAACCGCCTCAATCAAAGAATCAATATCCTTTCCATCACCTATAACTTTCTGATAAGCATTGACAGCTTTCATATGATTAAGTTCTTTGCTCATGTTCTCGAACTTTTCAGCCTGCAATTTTTCAGCTTCCGCTTTTGCTTCCGCTTCCTGTTCTTCTGCTGTCTGCTTCGAGCGAAGTTCTTTCTTATACTTAGCTGCTTCTGAACTTGCTTTATCGGAAGCGTTCTTATACTTCTCTTTTTCAGCTCTTTCACTAGCGAGCTGTGCCATAAGTTCTTCTACGCTAGGTGTATGCTCTTCGTTCTGTGGTTCATTGTTGGTTGTTGGTTCTGTTGTTGTGTTAATTACATCTGCCATAATTTCTTTACCTCTGCTTTCTGCGTTTTTTGTTGTTCTCTCAACTTCTTGCGATATTTGTATTGCTCTTTCTCTAGGGCATATAAAAAGCCACAAGGCATTTTCTACCTTGTGGCTCAATATCAATTATTTATCTGTTCTGCTCTTATCTATAACCGGACTATTTTCTGTCTGGTCTGATAAGTCTTGCATTGTGCGGTCTTTATTGGGTGGCTGTTCTCCATCTCCACCCTCCGCTTGGTTCTGTGTGCCTTTGTTGATTATACTGTCTTGATATGCCTTAACCATCTCTCCGCTTCTCGCTACAACATCGTTAGGGTCATCAAAGAATGGAATTGCATCAACTGTATCTTTAAGGCTAAATCCGTGGCTTATCAATGTTGCCATGGCATTAACCTTGGTTGACATTTCATAAGTTTTTTGTCGCTTAATGTTAGGTTTTACATCCATTGCCCTTAATTTAAGTAATGGGTTACTGCTGTTAACATTGTTTGACAACTTAATAGCCGCAAGAACAACTTTTATTTCTTCCATTTTGCAGCCATCAGTAATTAATTGTTGTTTTGCCGCCGCTGTTTCAGCCTGTGACCAACCTGTTGCGTCTGACATTGCAACTCCTGTACTACCGCCACTGTTATCATTTCGTTGTGGCACATTGCATTTCTGCAAGATTATCTGTCGCCTTGATTGGATATTATTAAGCATACCTGTGTAATCATAATTAATTGCAAGTGGCTCAACTATTGGAGTTTTGCCATCTGCTGATGTGTAGGTCTGCATCCATTCTCCAGATTTTGGTTTTCTTACTTTTTCAGTAATGCGTTGCGTTCCATCTTTATCAACTGTTGTTTCCTGTTCAACTGGGAAATCAACATCATTTGTATGCCATACCGCCTGTGTATTCTGTTCGACATCATTTGTAAAATCTGAAATGAGTAGGTTTAAGTTATCCATTTCAGATATTTGCCGTTCAAAACAGCCCATTCTATCAAATGACCTTGTGTATTCAATGATAGGAATTTTATGCAGCGGGTTTTCTTCTCCGCTTCTCTCCAAAAACCCCCATTTTGTTTTCCCTTTATTTTTTCCGTTAGTGATTTTTATTCCGTCGGTAATTTCATATCTCGTATCTTTGGTAAAACAAGTGTAATACCTGGTGCCACTGTGCTTATCTTTTATATATGTCCCGGCAAGAACAACTCTCTTGTCGCTGTAGGCGGTTGATCTTACAACAAATGTTGTCCTTGGGTCTAATACATTATATGTGAAATAGCTTTCCCCATCCTCGTATTCTGTATTTATATCAATAAGGACATATCCAACACCACCGATTTCAACATATCTTGCAAGTTTCTGCTGCTTCTGTCTTGCGTTCTGTGATTCGTAGCAACTGTTTAATTCCGCTATAGCTTTTGTAAGGTTAGAATCCTCATTGTCGCCATTTTGAACTAACGTTATAGGATTTCCCCACTTAAAACCTAAATTAAACTCCGTGACTTCATTAGCCACATTATCACAACACTTACAGTCAATGTCTGGTCTGTAAGTCTTTGGATTCTTCCTAACTATTGGCTGTATTCCTGCGTCATAATCAAGAAGAAACTGTATTCTATTAGAATTGATATCATGTTCCAAAATTGCTTCACGCAAAATTGGTATTATATTGTCAGACGTTATTTCTTTTGCGCCTGTATATATGACAATTCTTCCTGCCTGCATTGCCTACACCTCTAATAAAATCTCATGCCGTTCGAACTTCTTCTGTCCGGTATTTCCTTAATCTGAAAATCGTCATCATTGTTAGGTACATACCAAATCCACTTGCGACAGTGCTTACAGGACAGTTTATGCGTTCGTGGGTCTTTGCTGTCTGCTTTAGTTAAAAACTTATGACAGTTCGGGCACATGATTGATTTATCTTTATTCATATAAAAATTCATATTTTTACCTCGTTGCATAACAAAAAGCACCGCCACAATTAAGCAACGGTGCTTTTGATGAAGAATGTGTTTATGAAAAACATCTTTGTAACTTCTTACAAATACAGTATATCATTGGAGCAATATGACATTCTATGACATCTTTAAATACGTGTTACCATATTTTTCTTCAAATGCTTTAAGAGCCTTTCCGTGAAGTCTGATAATTTGTCTCCATGAGTATTTCATTTCTGTAGCGATAACTTCAAAAGTTTTCTTTTCGATATATCTTGAAAACAAAATATTATAGCAATCTTCATTCTCTATGCCGTCTATTTGCCCTATAATCAAGTCTTTTTTTTCAATGTATTCATCTATCATGTTATCAAGATTATGCTCCATTTCGTCAATTTTGGCGTATGTAGAGCCTATTTTATCTGGGTCAGATGACGACATTACTCTTTCTTCATTTTTTACCGCCGATATGCTGTGGGAAAGTTCTCTAAGCTGTGATATCTCTGACAGCTTATTATTTATCATTCTATTGAGTCTGCTTATTTGATTCAAATAATCCTTGGTTGTCATACAAACCCTCCTCTTATATCGGACTTGATATTATTACTGTCTTCTTTATCCTGTTTCCTTTTGTAATTCTTAACGCAAAGTTTGAGAAAACATCCGGCACATCATCTAATTGTTTCTTGCCCGATACCGAATACTGCTTTAATAATGACATCATCACTCCATATGGCTCATTAGGCTTATAAAGTGATTGATCTTTGAAAATAATATGTTGTAAAATCCAGTTAGAACACTGAAAAATACGCGCTTCCTTATTTGTCTCTGTCGGTACATCAGTGATGTTGCATATCCACCCTTTATTTTCAACTCGCTTATTAACTTCCATAGCCACTCTGTCACCACCGGCATTACGTTCAAACTCACACTCTTGTACCTGATTGTTGACTAATATGTTTGACGCATTTTCATACTGCATTTCATAGTCTGCCGTATTATCGCACACGCAATCAACGCAGTAATAGTCGTCCCCATATTTTTGAAGCACAGGCATAACAAAATAGTCTGTTCCTTTGCCTTTAGTATCACATTGAGCTGTAACAATTTCTGGTTCTCCGTGTGGCAAATTGAGGTATCTGCGGATTTTATCATCCGGGAATAGTAATCCCTCACGTTCAATAGGCTCCTGTTTATACAAACATCGGTAAGAGATTTCGTCCATGAGTAATTGTTGGTCTGCAAAAAACTCTTTCGTAAAACCGCCATACTCATAATCAAAATTACTTTCCCCTGTCATTGGGTCTACATCAGGAACCGATATTGTTTTGACTCTCGGATTTCCAATATACATATTTTGAATACGTCCGATAACATCATGTACGCTCCAACGAGTGGCAATATGTATCTCTTTACACGGCTTCCCGTCTGTATCTTGTGTCTTACGCTGTCTTGCGTCTACTGCGTATTTATTCCATAATTTATCAAGTATTGTAGGATTTAAGGCTTCCTCAATTCCACCTATCATATCATCAACTAGCAAAAATTTACTTGCACGGACTTTACCAGCATTCTTACTTCCTACAGAAGTACACTGTACAGACGGAAAAGGTTTGTATTTGCCAATATTGAATTGCTCCATTTTGGCATTCGTGCTTGTAACTGATAGGTTAGGAAAAATGTCATGCCATGCATAATCATCATTATTGGTAACAATGTCGTATACCCCATCGTAGTACATTCGTGTAATATCGCCACTGTGAGAATAAAATAGACTGTAGTCTTTTGGGAACCAACCAGCAACTGCCGAATGGAAAAATTTCTCAATCGTACTCTTTCCAGCTCCCGGCACTAGACTCACGCACAATATGTCGTATTTATCATCAATCATGCCTTGCAATGCGTCCACAAGTCCGATTTTGATTAGTTGTTTCCTGCGTGGCATATAAAATCGGTCTTTAGGCTCACGCTTTTTCTCTATGTACTGAAAATAGCTGTCAACTATTTTTTTTTGGGCTTCAAGTAACAAAATCTCATATTTTTTGTTTATCAGATCATATGCGGTTTTGTGTTCGAATGCATATTTTTCCAAATCCCAAATCGTACCGCCTGTTTTATCCTTGCAGAAACGCTCTATAATGTCTTTTGCCCTTTCTGTAAGTTGTAATCCATACTCAACATCTTTCTCTCCGTTTATGGCTACGCTACAAGCATCTACATAGGCATTAATTACCTGTTCATCAACGCCTTTTTTCTTTATGTAATTTTCATATCCATTTACTGCATTGATTAACTGCTTTGAAGCCAAATAAAAAGCACCTCCGCAAAAGCAGAAGTGCCTTGACCTCTGCCTATAACTGTTTTAGGGTAGCGACTACAATCAATCTGTAGCCGGTAATATGCGTAGTCAGTAGTAAAAGCTATTCTTAGCACACCGATATTGTACGCATCTCTTAGTGTTTTGGAAATTATTTAAATACTATTTTCTTCGTCTGAATTGTTATTTATTTTATATCCGCAATGCTTTCTACAAAGCAATTGTAGTAGATATATCTCTTGCCGTTAAAATCAAACTTAACATATCCACCATCATTTGTGCTAAGATCAATCTTGCCTTTGTATGTTGCAAGTTCTTTACCATCTGCCGTGTATACAGTAATGGTTCTCTGCATACCACCGTTTGCATCGCTTTTCATGTCTACCACAAATCTGTCCCACGATGCGCATCCGGTCATCCCTAAGCACAATGTCAATCCTAATACAATTGCTATAATTTTCTTCATTTCCAATGCACCTTGAACCCTTTCTTTTTATACTCCTCTACGGCTTTTTTAAGGCTCATATCGTCCTCATACTTTTCATTCAGCATAATCACCACATTACCTTTTTCAATGCCGTATATGTTGCAATTTGCAAGTTTCTTAGTCGTTCCAAGGATAGCTTTTGCCTGCTTGCGGCTCATTTCATAGGTTTTGGCTCCCATATTAACTGTCATTTCTCATAAACCTCTCAAAATCCTTTCTGCATTTAGGGCATAATTCATAAGTTTTCTTAAGTTTTCCGCAAAATCTTGTTTTGTAAAGCTCGCACGAAATTTCATCTTCTGTAAATCTAGCTACCGGTTCTGAATATGTACCACACGGCACATATTGTAGCTGTTGTCTTGGCTTGAATTTTATTTCAGCACCGCACCTATCGCAAGTGTGCCATTCTTTTTGATGTTTCATTCTTATGCCTCGTACATTTTTTTAATAATTTTCATAAAATCGTTTTTGTCAATAACTTCTTTGTCTGGATGTATTTCATGCAAAATGTTCTCTGTCGCATAATCTACCTTGTCATATGCTGCAAACGGAAGTTTTGAATAGTCAAGGTCAATGATAAGGCATGAGCACCACTTGTATGGCAAGCAATTGCTTGAAAACAAAGGCGCGCATATCAAAGTGAATTTATCTGTTTCAAATTCCATATACTCACTTTTTCTCTTATATGAAACGTTCATTCCCTTAAAAATATTTTCAAGCAACTGTTCAAATTGAAACGCCTCTTTTATGTGAATCGAAGTATATGTGTATATCGGTTTAGTCACTATTCCACCAACCTTCTGCCGCAGATAGGGCAAAAATTAATTTTTACGGCTCCTGCAACCTCTTTTCCATCGCTATTGTCGAAAATCATGTTATTTTCAGCTCCAAAAAGAACTAAATTTCCTTTACCATCAATGATTTTCTTTTTATTCTGACAAAAATCACACATTCTTCCGCCCCTCCCCTTTATTAAATACCACGTTTTCAAATATTGCCGTTTCTACCTTATCCGGCTGACTCTCTGGAACGTTCCTTGCCGGAATCTGTGTAAATAGGTATTTGTAATAAGGGCAGTTATCAACTTCGGAATCAAGTATCAGCATTCCACATCGCAAGCAACTTGTCATAATTCACACCTCAATCAAAGTAAATTTTCTTATTGTTTTTGGAATCTCACGATGCAAAATACCATTTGCATCATAATACGGCTCTCTCAATAGACGATTATGTTCTACATTTCCTAGATATACTCTACTTGTTTTTCCACCAATCGTGATTTCTCCGAACATTTCCCCTATTTCAGCCTTGAATCCGCTTACATCATATGGAGTTTTGCAATAAGGGCACACCTTTTTATCGGTTTCGATTGGTGCGCCGCAATTCACACAGTTTGTCATATTTTGCACCCCAATCATAGCAAAAATCGGAATCCTCGTGAGATTCCGTGTCTTTCGTTTGATATAAATATTCCATAATGTTTTTATCATACTCACACGCCATTTTGCTTAAATAAATAGCGGCACAGGGAATCGAACCCTGTCAGCCAAAACCATGCCAACCGCTTTCAAATCTGCAATTTCTAATCACGGAAGGGTTTTCTGTTTCCAATAATACCGCTACCATCCATAAGTCTCCCATCGACCGGAACTATTGCAGTAGTACCCGACTAAGTGGAGATAAAGACGAGCACGCCCGGAAAGCATCGAACTTTCGTTAGAGGTTTTGGAGACCTCTTTCTGGCCAGACAGACGTAAGTGAGCGCAGTGTGTAGGATTCGAACCTACAAGGCGAATAATCGCCCGACCGGATAGCAACCGGCTCCAATTCCATTATGGGAACACTGCAAAATAAACATGATTAAGGTTTCCCTTTATTCATCACAGATACAGTCATATTCAGCCACCGTGGAGATAAGTCTGAGCTTCCGGGCGCGACCCTTTGCTTCTTACCCCTGTCAAGCACGAATGGGATTGATACCCACAAATTTCACGGTTCGTTCAGAATGTTTTGGTTAAGCAAACCTTACTTATTTGTTTCTGCCATACCGCTACTTTAACGAATTTCTTGTGTTATACTCCGGCTTCCCGGATTCAAGGCAAACTGACTTAATGAGTTTTCCGCATATAGTCCGTGGTCTCTCACACCACACACATCAACGGATTATTCTTGCACAGCAAGCGTCTATTATTCGTCAGCCACAAGGATTCTGCCTTTGACTTCTCTATGACGATACACCACACAGAATTGTTGATAGTTTCTATCTTCTTGCTTAAAATCACTTTCAAGCAAAAGCTGTCAGCCAATCCAATATCTCGAATTGGAACAACTCATTGCCATGTGTCTCGGCAGGATTGAAAAATCCATCTGCACCGAGGTAATCATGTTTAAATGGGGAAGATAGGAATTGAACCTACAATGTTTACCACTTGGGAACTGATTTACAGTCAGCCGCAACACCGCCAATCGTTGCCGCTTCCCCAGAACCGCCACAAGACGGTTAGCAATATGTTTTACGTGCTATGCGTTACACGATCATGTGCCTTTGGTAGATGCATGATAGAATACCACCGGACGGTCTCGCACCGTCCTTAACAGAATCGTCCTAGTGGCGAAAGGAGGAACCCAAATGCTTGAATCACTCAACCAAGGGTTCAAGTACGTATGGAAAACATACGTGGCTACATGAAACGTCAACATGCAACCGATTAGGTTACCGGGATTCGAACCCGGAATGCAGGAATCAAAATCCTGTGCCTTACCGTTTGGCGATAGCCCATCATTTCCAAATGACCATAATATTCATTGCAAAAATCGCGTATGAAAGCAAATACCCCATTGCGTTTGAATTGTCTGTCTGCTTTACCTGTCCTCCCATAAGTCCAAGTATTACAAGGGCATCTATCGCCGTAGCGATTATATTTAAAATCATATCAATATCCCCCCATCCTCAAAGCTGTGTTCCTGTTTGAATCGTTCCATTTCATTTACACTCATACCGAAGATCCCGGCAGATGAATCAGAGTCCGTATGTTCGAAATACTCGCCCTGCTGTGGAAACATAAACCGGAACATGGCATAGTTTGCAACATCACACAGATATTCAAGATTCCCGGTCTCTTCAAACTTGGCAAGGCACATTTTCAAACTTTCGATTGCATCCACATTCCCTGTGGAAAAGTTCATTCTTGCCGGTCCGTATTTGTAATACGACTGTTCAATCAATCCTTTGCGTTTTTCATCAAAGGTTTCGGAATACTCGGTTTTCATCAACTCATTGCTGCATCTTGCCATTAAACATCACCTTCCTCTCTGTGGTTTGCCCTTTCAATGTCAAACCCTTCCGGATAACGTGCCTTAAGCTTGTCTACGTTCATTTGCATGATTTCATCCAAGCTCCAGCCGAAGGATTCGCAAAGCATTAAAGATACCGCCAAGGTCATAATCTTGCAACGCAGATGCGATATTGTTATTTTTGCAAAATTTAAGCAAATCGAATTTATCCGAAATTCTTTCTGTCGCTTTGCGATCATTTGTCCGCATGGCTAATTTCTGATACTCGTTTCCGGTCATATATCATTCTCTTGTCCGAAACACTTTTTGTTTTTAAAAAATTTTTGGAAATTTAGTTGCGATTCGCAACGTGAAAGTGAATTGTTTATGTTTATATTAAGCCAATTTCTGTAAAAAGTCAATGGTGTTGTAAGTGGCTTTTTATTTTTTGAGGAATTTGAGGGACTTAGTAGCCGCCCGGTGGTCTTTCTGTCAGACCCCCTCCCCATCCTTTTCTTGCAAACATGGAAATCTAAAATATTTTCTGTTTCGTTCTGTTGTCATTGTGTGAAAACCAAATTGTTTTAATACAATTCATGTCATACCCCTGCAACTATTCGCAAAACCTAGCTTTTCCGAATAGTTAAAGTGCTACAACCATTGGTATTACTGCGTTTGTGAATTGTAGAATAATCACACACAATTTAAACCGTATTATTTGCCACTGCATCTGTGAATTGTGTGTCGATTACGTGCAACTCTTGGCTCTTTTTCTCGTCCAATCTTGGCAGCTCCTGCGCTGTGATTGCCTTGCGTTGGGTGGCATTATCGCCAATGCCGGGCTGATTCATGCCGAATTCGTTGTTGCCCACGAACATAGTACCTACAGGGCTATTGGAATCATACGCACGATCGAGGATACAATCCTTACGAGATCGTTGCAATTTTTGCCACATCTTGAAAGCCAACGAACTTGGTTCTTCTGTGCTCCATATATCCATTGTGTTTGTAGGTATATTACAAAAATAACTAAATGCTACTGTACTTACCAACTTGCTGTACACATTGGAGATATATATATAATAATCACAAAGCTTATATAATACCTCTCTATCGTATCTATTGCAGTTAGTCGGTATAGTTGCATTACCAAGAGGTTTCAAGCTCTTGTCTTTTAGTACCGATGTATCAGGGAATAAATGCATACCAACATACTGCATAACAGCTTTCCATTGTCTCTGCCCGGCTTTTAACAAATCTTCGATGTGAAATTCTATACAAGCGTTGTCTATTAAGTCTTGTACAGTTGATGTATATATTTGTACTGTACCTAGATCCACTATAAGGGTTGTAAGATCTACATTCTCTACACTCTTTACATCCTGCATATACTTTTCACACCTCCAATCTGTTTTTTATCTCTCTGCTTTTGGTATACACTATTTCCAGGCTTAAAGTCAAGGCTTAATTTTTTACAGTGGCATTATATACTTACGCCGCGCGCGTATGCGGATATAACTTAAATATAAACCTATAGGCTTTAGATACAGTGTATTATTATTAATCAAAAAAGATTAAGAAAAAGAGAGAGAAAGAGAAACATAGTTCTGAAAAAGCGACGTCAGACGATTGTGTCGTGTTATGTCATACGATTGTCAGACGATTTTTTGTAAAAACTGATACTATTCTATCATTTTCGGACTTGCCAAAGACCTAATGAGCCTAGCCTTGTTTATAAAAAATTAAGAAAATTTTATAGTTTGTTTACGGTTTTTGGAGATTTTGCAAGATATTCCCGGACGCGTTGTTTATTTTGGACATGGCAAAAAGAAAAGGCAGCCGGAAAAGCTGCCTTTTGTTTGAAAATATTCAATTACGTTCTTATTGCTTCTGAACCAGCTCGTAAACCAATGCGTCAATACGTTTTTCCATTTCGTCAAACTCGCAAGTCTCATTTTCCTGAAACGCTGGCATTAACATATAATTTTCGAATTCTTTCGCTGTATCGTTCCATTCTCCACCGGTTGCAAAAGATAAATCCCCATTCTTCAATATTGCCAAGCTATCGACATTCATCTGCGATTCAACCAATTTTCTGACATATACGGAAATCGGCTCACCGCTTGGCAACTTATAATTATCGCCTGTAAATTGCCATTCGCTTCTAATTTTTATAATCTTTTTGAAATCATTTCTTTTCATGGTATATTCCTCACTTTCCTGACTTTCGCCTTTACTCTATCTCTTTGCTATGGTTGTATTATAGTCTATTATCGTGTATATGTCAATAGTCTATTTTCATGTATTTTAATTATTTTTATATTCCATAATATCGCCCGGCTGGCAATTTAACAGTTTGCATAAATTACATATAACTTCACAAGTTACATTTTCGTTTTTGGTCAGCTTCGCTACAGTATTAGAATGGATTCCGTTATTCTTTAGCCACTGTTTATTATATTCTTTCTTATCTAAGATATTCCACAGCTTGGAAAAGTCAATATATCCGTTTACTCCATAATTTGCCATGCGTCACACCTCTTTTCTTTTTATATATGATAATAGATTTTTCACACCATGTCAACGTCTATTCTCATGTATCATATTGCACAATAAACTGCTGTTTTGCGTCGTCTATTTTCGTGTATTGTGTCAATTGTATTATAATCTATTATCGTGTACCATTAGTATATCAAATGAAACACGAAAGTGAGGTTACAACATGAAAGATATGAAAACAGCAACAACATTATTAGAAAGCAAAGGTTATTATATTTCGAATCAGTTTGACGGCTTTACTACTCTTCCGGATGAATATGAATTGAGCGACGTAAACGGAAACGTTGTTATTGATCATTTGAGCGAAGCACAGATTTTACAGATTTCGGAAATTTTATAGGGAGGGCTTAAACATGAGAAAGACGGGAATGCGTTTTACATGGGAAACAACAAAGAACGGTGACGCGATCAACGAACTGAAAAAGAACGGAATCGCGTTTGAGTATAACCACTTCGGGGAACTCACAGCCGACTTTTACGGAATCGGCATTTTTGAAAAAGTCGATTTTGAACACGTCCAAGGCGATGTATTTGAAATCTGCATAGCATAGCCGAAACGCTCCGATCTGGAGCGTCAGCCGCGGGATGGTCTCCCGGCTCTGATGATGGCAGACCAGAAAACGAAAGCGAGGTTTTTGAACATGGAAAAATATATAATGGTTGCAACAAATGAACAGATAGAAAGAAGCAAGGCGCGCAGAAAAGTCATTGAAGCATTGGAGTATAACCCAATGTGCTACAACTGTAAGAGTTTTGGAAAGTCCTGCAAAGGGTCAACAAATAAAGTATATAGCGGATGCGTCTATAAAGAGGTTGACGAATCGAAACCGTCTATATATACACAGATTTTAGAACAAGTGAAATAGTCGAAACCGCCACTCCTGGCGGTCTGCAGGAACTGCCCCACCTGCACTGATGAGACAGGGCACACAATGAAAGGATGGTTGATTTTATGGCTACAGTTAAATTACAAGGAATTTATGAAAGAAGAAACGCTATCCCGGCGGCAGAACTCAAGCCGGGCATGGTTACAGTTTGGAATTTTGGATACACCGAGACGGTAAAAAGCGTTGAGCCTACCAAGAGCGGAAAAAGCGTCAGATGCGTTATTATTTCCGACGAAAGTGGAAAAGAATACACGCGAACAATGCGAAACGATAGACTTGTAGCAATCGCATAGGCAAGGGCGGCTTTTCCGGGGTTCGATTCCCCGGCTTGCCATTACTCAAAAATGAGCAAATAAAAGGAAAGAGGTATAAGAAATGGAAGAAAGATATATTTTGCACACGGGAAAAGGTGTGCAGATCGTAACAGAATCGCAAGCAATTAACAACGCGCTAGATCAAGAAAAAAGCGGCGTTATTCCGCGTTACTCATTCCGGGATTATAAGACCGGGGAAAAACTTACACCGCCCGGATGGCTTGTGTTCTCAACTTTTGCGGACGGATGCGGCGTTGTGTACCGCAGATCTGACGGAAAAATGATCGTAACAACAGGATTTCAAGGGGATTTTGTTGTAATTTAAGGCGGTACCATTCCGCCTTTTTCGCGTGCTTGGTGCATCCGTTCCGGTTCGATTCCGGGAGCGCGGACTACATGGAAATCGGTTTCCATGCGCAAATTGACAAATAAACACAATATAAGGAGGTGGGAAAGATGGGGAAATATGAGTATATCGGCAAAAGGGAAATCATGCGCCGGGTGGATGCTCTTGGCTATCCAGTGGCATCCGGCAAGCTGTGCAGCTATGCGAAATTCGAGGGCGTGGAATGGGTGGAGTCTGTAAAAATCAAAATAACCGCGCAACGCGGCGGTGACTGGTTGCAGATCACGCAAAGACCGGAAAACATAACACACACTTACAGCCGGTACGATGGGAAAAACTATCTTGACAAGTGGTAAAATGCGGTCTATGCTAGACTGTAACTACATCCGGGCAAGCGTCTTCTGGCGTTTGCCTGTGATCGGCAATAATATCAAATATCATCTGTGCATTATCTATATATGGCATAACATATAGTGTATTTGTGTTATTTGCGGAATTCCGAAGATAATTGCACGTTTGTTACACGTTTTTGGAAAACCGCGAAAATGGAATCTTGACCCCAAAAACGCTACCCCAGGGGGGTACAAAAAAATTACGAAATATTTTTTGGGGCGCTGGAAAAATTTTCTTTCATCAAAAACCCGCCAGTTAGGCGGGTTTTCTTATTTCTTCTCTTTCATTACAATTTCTAAATCAAGCCCCAATGCATCTGTAATCTGCCGCATTTCCTTTTCTGAAAAGTTGTCACGTTTCATTTTTTGCGAAAGATTTTGTGAGCTGGTGTCAATAAGTCTTGCTAGATCGGTCACTCTTAATTCCTTTTCAATAAGCGTATGTTTTACGATTTTTGCAAACAATGTACCGCCTCCTCTCTCTTGACGTGTTTCAATAATATCATAAATAAATTTATTATTCAATTATTTAATTACAAACAATACTTGACAATCACAAAATAAACCGTATAATGTAATTAAAGAGTTACAACAGTAATTGATAAGTTACAGAAAGGGGCACAAATATGGCACAAATAGAACAAACCATCACTACTTTAGAGATTGCAGAAATGATGGAAATGCGTCACGACAGAGTTTTAAGAAAATTGGAAGGACAGGATGTAAAGGGAAAACATACTGAAGGAATCATTGAAATTTTGACTCACCACAATTTAGGTGCGAGTGATTATTTCATTCCATCTACCTACAAAGATGAATCCGGAAAAGAAAACAAGTGCTACAAAGTAACCAAGTTAGGATGTGATTTTCTTGCGAACAAATTCAACGGAGAAAAAGGCATCGTATTTACTGCCCGATACGTGAAACGTTTTGCCGACATGGAGAAAGCCATAAAGAAACCACAGGTGGCATTGCCGAAAAAAGATGACCTATTTGCAGATTGTTACATTTCAAAACAGCAATTGGACGCATCACGCGGAGCGTGGTTCAGAAAAAATAATTGGAAATTAAAAATTATAATGGAACAGTTTGGGTGGACGAGAAAATTTTTATATCACAAGATTCTCGTGGAGCTATCTGACATTTACGACTTAGAACTTGAAGAAAAGTTCTACGTGCAGAGGTTTGGCTATAGACCAGAGTACAAATTGGACTTGTTGGATGGCAGTAAAAGTCTTGCCAGACTTGCGACAGGATATATCAACTATTTATTAACAGAAGAAGGAGACTACTAAAATGGATGAATTTATTAAAATTGTATGTTCAAGTCAGCTTGACAATGAAACCGGAAATGCCTTTGTTGAATACTTCTCACCCTTAACAGAGAAGCTAAAAGGGTTATTAAGTGAAAATTTATATTCAGAGTTCGAGGAACTGCTTTTTAGTTGCTGTGCAAAGAATAATGATTTTTACATGACGGAAGGCGCGAAACTCGCTATAGAGATAATGAAAGGTTCTTACATTCCGAAAGTCTGACACAATTCCGGCGGCGATTCAAACCGCCGGATTTATTTTTGCCCTAGCGCAACGAAATTTTCTTTCGTGAAAATCAAAGACCGCGCCGAATAATCGCTTTTGCTCAACTCTTCTATCAGCTTTTCCCTAGTCATTTCCGGATTCGTCCGGTGCACGTACTGTAAGAGTTCTGAAATTTTATCCATTATGCAACCTCCATAAGTTCAATCAACAGTCTGTCTGCTATTTCAAATACTTCTCTTCCGTATGTAGCCAAGAAGTCTGCTACAATTTCCTCTGTATCAATATCCATGTATACATTATACGAAAGGCAGAATGCATGACATAATTCGTGACATAACACACGGTCAAGGAACCTTCCGCGCAAATCATCCGCAAGATATATCGTTTTCGTGTCCCTGTCGGTCATTCCTACCGTCCTGCTTCCATCACTTCTCTGTAGCATATCGCTGTAACGCGATACTTTGACCAAATTCCATATTTCATTGTTTATCGTGAACAATTTACCACCTCACAAACAAAGAGGGCAAAATGCCCTCTCTATTACATTTTCGTGACAAGCGTAGTCAGCTTTGTCTTGGTCAACTGCTTCTCTTCTGGAGACATACCGGAAAACAGTTCGGTCACATCTTCTGAAAGAGATTTCATGTACTTTTCAAGCTCTTTCATCTTTGCGTCCTTATCTTCCGGCGAATTTCCGTTATGCATTTCCTTTGTCTCCATGTAACTTCTTCGACTCATACCGGCTCTGCCCTCTCTTGCATCGTGAGTACCGGTACTCATGCCATTATTTCCGCTCATAGGCTCTGAATAATACATCTTTCCCATACTCATTCTGTCAAGGTCTCTCATTCGGTCGTATTCTGGCATACTCTCCCACTCCCGGTAATCTTCCGGCATCTGATGATAATATGGCGGTTCTACATATCCTCTGCGCGTTCCACGTCCTTTCGGTGCGAATCTTCCGTTTGAGTACCGGTACTCATTGTAGTATCTTCTTCCCGGATAATCCCCAAATTCTTCCACCATGCGCATAATTTCTTCATCTTCAGACTTTTTCATAGCTTCAACAATGTTATAGTCCTTGTCAAAGCATACGATGTTCTTTGCAATCTCCGTCCAATCCTTGAGATCATCAAGGTTTTGTCCCTCAAAATTCTCAATTCCGATGCCGTCAACGTGGGCTTTCACGCAATCCATAATCTGTTTCGCAAACTTATGCATAATATCAAGCCTCCCTTACTGCAATCAAATTACTGTTCTGCACCTCGATGGCCTGTGCGGACGTATTCTGCACGGCTACGGTACTGCAACAACCGCAAGGTACATCAACGTATGCCTGCGCCGATACATTAAAGAAATTCTCAACTGCGGCAGGGGTTACGATCATCTTTGTTGACTGCAAAGGCTCTCCGTCAACCGCGATTGCAAGCGAAATCTCTTCAACTGTGCCGCCTGTCGGGATCTGAATGTTGCCGGAATACGATACAAGGAATCTAGCCTTGCACTGATTGGTGATACCTCTTAGCTTTATAATTCCACTTCCCTGTCTGTGTACGATACATTTTGTTCCGTTTACTGCCGTTTCTGTAAATGCAACATCTTCTCCAGCGCCAACGGTTTGTAATGCAATTCCTGTTACTTCCATTATTTTTACCTCTCTTCCATAAAATAAGGGCAAACATTACAGTCTGCCCTTTGGTTATAAGTAATACTGCTTAGCAGACATGATCGAGTTAAACTCAATTAAGATACTCAATTATTTAGTTTTAGCAGCCACAACCGGTGTTGCATCCGCATCCATATGCATAAGCATTTGGGTTAGGTACAACATATGCCGGGATAGCAGACGGATTTACCGCATTGATAATCTGCTGTGTCTGAGCCGCCATCTGAGTTGTAAGCAGTGCGCTCTGACGATCCTGTGAAGCTGCTCTGCGAAGGTCGTTATTTTCTGCCTGTAAGCTAGAAATTTTCTCATTGCAGAGATAATCAAGAATAGCGCGTGTTCCTGCATTCTGACTGTCGATAATGTCTCTCGTGTTGCTGTTCATGGTGTTCTGCAACGCGCAAGTGTTAGTTGCCATGTTGTAGTTTACACCTTGGATAGCTTCTCTTGTTTCGCAGCAGCAGTTTGCAAGCTGTGACTGTAATGCGTTTGTATTCTGCATGTTAGCGACTGTATCAGCATTGATAGCCTGCTGAATGCCGAATCCGGTCTGCAAAATGTTTGTGTTGATGCCATTCATGCCGGTTTGCACTGCATAGAATCCGTCACAAAGTCCGTTTGTAATGCCATCAAGTTTTGACACAACCGCCTGATTATCAAATCCGCGCTGGATTTCGCTTCCGACACCACCATTCATTCCGTTTCCTCCGAATCCGTTACCGAATCCACCCCATCCGAAGATGGCAAAGATAACGATAATGAACCATAACCATGAGCCTTCTGCGCCCCATCCGTTGTTATTTCCGTTTCCGTCAATGTTTGCTACAAGTGGAACGGATGCACAATTACCTGTGTTAAACATAGAATTTACCTCCATAATTCATTTTTATATACATAATCTTGCAAGAATTAGTATCACATTCCTAACTGGCTTTTAAACGACTCAAAAGCCTTATCTGCGTCAATTCCCTTTTCTTTGCACAAATTCCTAGCCATCTGTTCGATGCCCTTGGAATCTCCCTTCTGTGCCATCTGCATAGCATTTCTAGCCATAGGGTTGCTCATTACGCTGTTGTTCCCCATCATTTGTTGCAAAAACTGCTGTGGGTTTCTCATTCCCTGTAACATCTGCATAGGATTCATTAAGACTCACTCTCCTTTTGTGTTCGTGAAGATTTTCTTTGCGTTTGCGAAGATAACTTATCTTCCAACTCTTCCATCTTTCCAAACAAGCAATCTAATTTGTCAGTAATAGCCTTTGTCGCATCATCAGATAGCCCTATTTCAATTCTTTTATCATCGCTTGAAGAATCTGCCATCTGCTCATTAAAAGGCTTGTAAACGGTCTTTCTGATTGTTCCGTTGGCATCCCATTGTTTTGCTACGATTGCGCTCATGTCCTGCATCGGGAAAAACGCAACACTTCCATCCATAGGCACATCATTTGCCATGATAGCTGATTCCGACTGTACTACTTTCCCTTGGATTCCAAGAAATTGCGGTTGCATCTGCGGAATCTGTGGCTCTGGTTGTTGAAACCTCTGCATTGGGTTGTACTGATATGCGGCATAGCTTGGGTTTGGGTTAAATGCCATATTCTGATTTTGCATCTGATACATTCTCTTCCTCCAATACTTCCTTGATTGCGTGAATCATTGCTGACTGATACACGAGCGGAACCTTTGACACATCTTCTCTTGTTAAGATTTTTTCAAGAATTTCATCCGTAAATAACAT